GGTGCAGCTACGGCCGGTTCATATGGTGCAGCTACGGCCGGTTCATATGGTGCAGCTACGGCCGGTGATAGTGGTGCAGCTACGGCCGGTGATAGAGGTGCAGCTACGGCCGGTGATAGAGGTGCAGCTACGGCCGGTTCATATGGTGCAGCTACGGCCGGTTCATATGGTGCAGCTACATCAAGAGGTAAGTCATGTACAGGTAAGCATGGTCTGTCAGTGGCACGTGGTAATAATGTCAAGGTAAGAGGAGGTATGGGGGCAATATTGGTTATAGCAGAGGAAAATGAAGATAACTATGATATTGCATCATGGAAAGCAGTTGTAGTTGATGGGGATAAGGTTAAGCCTGATACTTGGTATAAATTACAAGATGGTGAATTGGTAGAATATAATGAATAAAAATATTAACTATGGCAAAGAAAAAAAACGTAGTGAAGGTTGAGACAAGAAAGGACGAAGTAAGATATGTAACAAGCGACATAAAAAAAATGCTTGGAAAGTTCCTGGTAAAATCACTGAAAAGAACATGGAGTGAAGCATTTGCAAATCATGATACAGGAGAGGTTGTAAACATTGATCGTAACGAAATAATCTTTTATGCAGGTACCTATTTGGGGCAGGAGGAAATATCTAAAATCAACTTTTATATGCAGGAAGGATCCATTCAGGAAGTTGAAGTATCAAATCAGAGACGAATGGCGTTCGAAATGACAACTGACAACTTTATTCCGTACATGGCACAAGTATTATGTGACATGAAAAAAAAGAAGTTCCTGCTTAAAGCACAGTCTATAGACCAGGCAAGGGAAATCGTTAAGGACTTCACAGAACTCAATTTCAAAGGAAGTTTTCGGATAACCCAGATTAAGGAGTTTGATTATTGCATAATTCTTGTTGACAAGCTATCAACTACCCCTCTTGATGAACTCGGAAAGCTTGTTATGGAAAATTCAGAACTTTATTCTGACGAGGAAATCAAGAAGATATGCGGAGAGGACAAGGCCGACATTCCTGAATCCAAATTCTACAACATTGACGCACGAATCATTTTTACTACAGAAGGAAAGGATGAGGACAAGGAGGAAACTAACAGGCAGTTTGTCGTACAGACTTATACTGCAGAACGCGCGATAATGCTTATCAACAGATACCTGAATGACGAGCAGGACAAGTTAGAAGAAGAATGCAAGGAAAAAAACAGAGGTTTTGACAGGAAGATTATCCATGCGTCTATAGAACAGTCAACCATCATACCGATTAACCAGTACATACCTAAAGAATTCAGCTTAGCCTATGCCACAGAATAATAGAATCAGTATTTCGGACCTTCTCAAAATAAAGAAGAATACCTGTAAAAAGACGCATGATGATGAAGAACACCGTCTTCAATGTGCGTGCGTTAAATGGTTCAGGATGCAGTATCCTTCCATAAGCTATGTGCTTTTTGCCATTCCCAACGCTGCAAGAAGATCTGCAAGGAATGGCGCGTACATGAAGGATGAAGGTATGCTCCCGGGCGTGTCAGACCTGATTCTTCTCAAGAGCAACCGTCATTACGGTGCACTTTGCATCGAAATGAAAACACGTTCAGGTAAGCAGAGTGATTCTCAGAAGAAATGGGAACAGGAAGCTGTCAAGAACGGAAGCAAATATATAGTCTGCCGTTCATTTGAAGAATTCAAGGATGCGGTTAACGAATATATAAGAGATATGACATGAAACGAAACTCATTCTTGCTGTATACGGATTCAATGGACATAATAAGTGAGTTGTCAGACGCACAGGCAGGAAAACTTCTAAGGGCAATGGTACTATATCAGAAACATCTTGACGATCCTACCAATATGGAATACGAAGAGTTTGTTTCTGACAGTATCGTCAAGATTGCATTTTCTCCTGTAAAGAATCAGTTTGACCGCGATTATGAGAAGTACAAGGATGTGTGCAGCAAAAGGGCTAATGCCGGAAGGAAGGGAGGTCTGAGCAAGTCTTTAAGGGTATCTGCCATTAAGGCGGAACCCTTATCTCCTGTAAAGACATTAATTGACATTGAAAAAGAACTTATGTCTGATGAATTATGGAAAGAACAGATGTGCAGGCAGTCCGGAATAGGTGCCGTAAACTTCATGAAGATAATTCAGGAACAGATTAAAAAGTTCTTTGAATACATAAGTGCAACCGGATCAGAAAAAACGGTCCTCACAAAAGATGATGCCAAAAGACGCTTTTTCTGGTGGTGGACAAACACAGGCGTTGATGCCTACAATAAATGCAGAGACAATGGAAAACAACGTACAACAGATAAAAACTCAGTTAAAAGCAAGCCAGATATACAATCTCGTAAATCGGATGAAGAAAGATATACAGGAAGTTTCTGAATTCGACCTGACAGATTATGATGAATTTGACTGTCACTGTGCGATGATAGAACAGATAGGTTCCGCATATATGGAAAGAGAGTTCAGGGAGTTTGTTGTCGACGAATATAACCGTGACGTAATAAGGTTTCTGGTATACTACTTCAACAACTGCAAGCTTGCTGAGAATATATTCCCGGGTAAAGACTATAAGGTACATAAAAACCTTATGATACTCGGAGTTCCGGGTACCGGAAAGACGCTTTTAATGCAAGTTTTTTCAGAATACCTGAAACTTACTAACAATCCTAACATGTTCTTTAATCTTTCCGTAACACAGATGATGAACTACTACAAGATTAACGGACATATAGACCGATACACTTACAATGAGGAAGGAGGAAAGGGAATAGATGGAATGCCGTTTAATATCTGTATCAACGATATTGGCCTTGAAACTGAGAATCAGAAAAGTTACGGTACATCGCTTGACAGCGTGATAGATGAATTCCTGTATGCAAGGTATGAGATATATCAGTCACACTTCAAGAAGTACCACATAACCAGCAATCTTGATCTTGATGAGTTCAAGGAAAGGTTCGGAGACCGTCTTATAGACCGGTTCAAGAGTTTTAACGTAATACCGCTCTTGGGAGGGAGCAGAAGAAAATGATTAAAAGTACTGAATATCCTATGAATATAGGAGGAAAAGGATACCAGAAGGAATACAAGGGATTTGACATCGCAGTAATAATCAAAAAAGGAGAAGGAGTCCGGATATTCATTCTGAAAAAAGATGGTGGTATTTTCCATCAGGATAAGAAGAAGTATGCAGAAGTGAACGAATGTTTCTCTAACGCGGAGAAAATCATTGACAACGCTGTTCAGGCTTCAAGCATTATCGAGCAGTCGAAGGTTAAGGACGAATCGGAAAGGATGAAAGACAAATGCTATTCAGCCTGCATGTCTGCATTTGCTAATGCACTTACTTTTTCGAAAGGTGACAACTCCAGAATAAGATATTTCTTTGAATACGAACTCCAAAAACAATTTGACAAGATATGAATGCAGTAGATGAATTGCTTTTATTTATTGGAAGCAGACTGGCCTATGGGCTTATGGTTTTTTCCGAAGAATACGGATTGCTTTCTCTTGAAAGCGTTTCTCGTGACGGAATGGTAGAACTGAAAGGAAATTCAGGAGAATCTATTTATCTGCCATTTTTTAAAGTCAAGCCGGTACTTTACCCGAACCCTTCTTTTGTCCCACTAAATCCTCCTGTTGTAAACAATGAAGGAAATGTTATATGTGAAATGAATTTCGGTCCGGCACAGTTCAGCGATATTCTTTCTCTTATACAAAAAGGGAAAGCGGTTTCAGTTTATGATTTACCTTATAATCCGTATGTAAATTATGCCAATAAGCAAAGTTTATAATATGGATTGCATGGATTATATGAAATCCATTCCTGACAAGTTCTTTGAACTTGCTATAGTTGATCCACCGTATGGTCTCGATAAAAAAAGTACCCACGGAAGAGGTAAACTTAAAAACAGGTGTCTAAACAGGGGAAATATTCAGCGATGGGATATCCGTCCTACAAAGGAATACTTTGATGAATTGTTTCGTGTCAGCAAAAATCAGATTATATGGGGAGGTAATTACTTTCCTCTTCCTCCAACAAGATGTTTTGTATGTTGGGACAAAAAGCAGGTATGGGAGAATTTTTCACAATGTGAATTTGCTTGGACTTCTTTTGATAAACCAGCTAAGCATGTAAGTATTTCGAATAAGGGAGGTAAAGCTGATAAGGGTAAATTTCATCCCACACAAAAGCCAATCGCCCTGTATGCTTATCTTTTACGAACATTTGCAAAACCTGGCTATAAGATTCTTGACACTCACTTGGGAAGTGGAAGTAGCAGGATAGCAGCTTATAAGATGGGATTTGATTTTTTTGCCACAGAAATAGAAAAAGATTATTTCGATGCGCAGGAAAAAAGATTTCGTGAAGAGTGCATGAATGAATATGAAACAGCTTCTGGAACAATAACACAACAAACTTTATTCTAAAATCCACTTTACCTAAACTTTACGTAAAATGATACCACCTGGATTTGTATTAGCATTAGAATCATTATCACAGTTACACAACAAACTTAAAGGAGGAATATTCAATATGGAAAAGGAAAAGGAAACGAGAACAGTTACAATTCCGCTGTCTGAGTTCGAAGAAATGAGAAGCAAGGCAGCACAATATACTGCATTAAGGAATACTTTACGATTCGAAGTAGAAATGGAATATAAAAATGAAATGAAATCCATAAGCGAATTGTATGACAAATATTATGAGAAGTATTCCGAAAGCGACAAAAGAGTAAAGGAACTTGAATCAGAAATAGAGTATTTAAAGTGTGAGTTAGAAAGATGTAAATCCCGTAAACGATGGAAGATATGGAAGAGATAAGACACAACCTTACAAACGACAAGCTGGAAGAATTATACAGACAGCTTGATAACTTCATATCTGATTTAACCTGGGAAGAAGTTCAGGAACATCTACCTGCACTGAATGAAGTAAAGACTATTATTCACCAGAGAATTAATGAGAACAACGATAAAAATAAATAGCAATGGAAAAAGTTTATATCACAAAGTATGCTTTATCAAGCGGGATTTTAGAGAAAAAAGCAGATATAGCAGATTTCATGACTGGGCATAAAAGGGCTTTCGTAGAAGGAGATTTCTTGTCTTATGGCATAGGATCGGAAGCATTTCTCAAAAAAGAAGATGCAATCGAAAATGCAGAAAAAAGACGACGCAAAAAGATTGAAAGCCTGAAAAAGAAAATCAATAAATTGGAAAACTTAAAGTTTGAATAACTTATGACACAACAAGAAATAGATAAGGCAGCAACAGATAGCTGTGTTATTGAGAATAGTATTTTTAATCCTTCATTAATTCCATACTATGAGCAAGGATTTAAAGATGGTTCTAAATGGAGAATTAACAGCGTATGGAATGATGTAAAAGAAATACCCCAAAAATCATTTGCTATTCTTGCAATTAGAAAAGATGGAAGCGTAGAAAAAGTTTTCTTCATGAATACACTGAGATGGAAGAATTTAATAAAAAGATGTGGTTTTGTTAAATGGGCATACGTTAAAGACTTAATACCTGATAAGGAGGAATAAAAATGGCAAGAGAAAAAACATGCAACATATATAAAAAGATTAAAAAGTTACTCGGAAGCACTGTTCCGGCTGTAGAAAGACTTGGCAATCTTGACGATTCAATATGGAAACTTGGACTTCTTAAAAAGTCAGAAAAAAACATCAGGGTAGAAGTTATCTACAAGAAGAAAAAGATATTAGGATACTGCCGTTCAATCCAATCAAATGTCGAAGTGGAGATTGATGATAAAATTCTTGAAAGGATCATCCAGATATATGAGGACGAATACAACAAGCAGCTGGAAATATGCGAAAGTTTAATCAGTAAACTGGAGGGTTGATTATGCAGATATCAATAACAGAAAAAGAAGTTAATGCAATAGACTTCGGATTGGAACAGATTAGAGACGCATTGGAAGGTTCCTCTTCTGAGAAATACAGACAGGATGCTGAAGAAGCTATGATAAGCCTTGGTAATATATTAAGAAAATGCCATTTGGCGAGAGAAAAGGCAAACGACCTGAATAAAGCCAAAAGATATATTCGGTCAAGAAACGGATATATGCCACCTACAAAGCTGGATAAAATGGCAAGACTATTAATAAATAAAACTAAAGATAATATATATGATAAGGGATATTAAATTCAGAGCTAAAGAAGTAAATACTAATAAGTGGGTGTTTGGAGACTTGCATTTGATTGCAAATTTTCCACATATACACTCAGAATACTATGATAAACATTTGATATATCCAGATACTATCGGACAATACACTGGATTGAATGACAAGAATGGAAAGGAGATTTACTCAGGTGATATACTAAAAACTTTTACCGGAAGCAAATGCGAAGTAGTATACCATGAAGCATCATTTAAAATCAGATATAACAAGCGTCACGAACCTAATATATTGACGAGAAGTTCTGTATTGGTTTTAGATTATGAAGTGATTGGCAACATTTACGATAACCCTGAATTGTTGGAGGAGTGAAGTATGGAATGGGAAGTAAAAGTAAAATTAGCAAGGTATTTAAACAAAGGAGAAAGCGACAAGGCATGTGAACTTGTATTAAATAACGATATGGATTTACAGGCGTGGGATATGTTTCTTACTGGAATGGATTTAATAGATTATGAAGCATATAAGCCGTTACTGCCTAAGATTGAAGATGCAAAAGTCATGATTAGCCAAAACTTAGGTCTTAGTGAAATCTTAAGAATGAACATGCTTATTGTTAAGTTAGAAGATGAAAGAAAGGAGAAATAAGTTATGAATACAATAGCATTATACTTGGGATATATAGTCATTGGATTGGTAGCCTTTTCGTTAATAGGTTTGTTTTTACTGAGTTTGTATGGAATATTCGTAGGTTTTTATAGAATAGTGAAGTATAGTCAAACATCACGTTTGATTATAAAATACGAAACAAAGAATATGTACAAGGCTTCTAAGATTGCAGTCGATTTTCTTGTTTCCAAAGGAATAGACCCATGCAATACTATAGGAGAAGCATTGAAAATGATAGAGAATTATAGAAAGCGATACAAAATTGATGATGAAAATAAATGAAAACCTTAATAGAAATAATACTTGCAGCTATATTAATCTCATTCCTTGTGCTTTCCGGAAGCGTGCTGTACTTCGGTACGTTTGACCTAATGGGTCTGTCGGATGATAATAGGATGGACATTATTTGTTTTTTGCTGGTTTTTTTGTTTGTTTATTTGTTTGCTTTGAGGGAGGAATAACTATGTTGAAAAGCGGTTTATTCTCAGTTGTATTCAAAGTTGATAACGTAGAAATGAGAGAAGAGTATCAGCTTGCATACAGAACTGAAGAAGAGAATAAAGAAAGTTCTACACTATACCAGCAAGCGAAAGCCGCAATATCGAAGGATTTAGGAATAAGACGCTGCTGTGTTGAGATAGTTAAGATAATGAGGGTACATAATGATTTGATATTGGAGGAATAATATATGCTAACATTAAGAATACCAACAAGTTTTTCTGAGATAAAGACGTTAATCAAAGATAGAACTGATAAACGATATAAGCACAATAAATCTCTGTTTGATGAAGCATACAAAAGGATATGTAAGGAGATTAATTCCGGTTATTGGAGTAATGATATATCTAAATACATGAAAGATACTATTACCTCACCAACAAACGGAATTATCCGTGAAATTATATTAGATTGTATTTCTAAAGTTAAGTGATTATGGCAATTACAGAACGAAAAATTGGAGAAGAGTTCCTGTTGGGAAACGTAAAGCTAAGGGTAGAAAAATGCTATGAATGGAATTCATGCTTAGGATGCTACATCGCCTGTATTGAAGGACAATGTTCAGATTATTATAGTTTGAAAGGTAAATGCCTTCGTGGAGATAGAGAAGACAAACAGGACGTAAAATTTGTAAAAGTGAAGTAATGATTATGAAACCAATATTGGATGCTTGCTGTGGTGGCAAGATGTTTAATTTCGATAAGTCTGATGGAAGGGTGTTATTTCAAGATATTCGCAAAATAAAGACAACTCTTTGCGATGGTAGGACATTTGAAGTAAACCCTGACGTTCAATGCGATTTTACTAATATGCCATACGAAGATGAAACTTTTTCTATGGTTGTATTTGATCCGCCTCATTTAAAATATACTGGGAGTAAAAAGGAGTTAAACGGTTATCAAATGATAAAGTATGGTTCACTTCATAAAGACTGGAGGGATATGCTATCAAAAGGTTTTAAGGAATGCTTTAGGGTATTAAAATCAGGTGGATTTCTGATTTTTAAGTGGAATGAGACAGATATAAAGGTTTCTGAGATTTTAAAGTTGACACCTGAAAAACCAGTGTTCGGTCATATATCAGGTAAGCGTTCAAATACTCACTGGATTTGTTTTATGAAAGATTTATAATTATGCTTCTAAAAGGAACTTTTTTAGTGAAATTCATAGCAAAAGGAGTAGAATTCCGCGAAGAATACGAATTAGCATACCGGACTGAAGAAGAAGTTTACTGGTCTAAAAATATGCTTAATACACATTCAACTCTATACCAAAACGCATTGGAAAAAATTTCAAAAGACCTCGGGATGAATAAATCTAATAAAAAAACAGGATGGGAAATTAAGAGAATCATGTGCGAACTTGGCTGGAAATTATTAGGAGTTGAAATAATTGATATTAACGAAATACACAATCATTTAATAGTTGAGGAATAAGTTATGAGCAAACAAGTGTTAGATATTCAACAGATGCAGCATCTTGAAGAGTTGGGAGTTGATGATAGCAATGCCAGTGTATATTGGCATAGAATACTTCGTTTAAACACGGGTAAGGTAGTAAAAGATTGGTTTAAGTCGTTCAATAAGTCAGAGTTGTGTTTGGATTCGATGAAGGTTGAAACAGTACCTACGTTTACTTTAGATGATATTTTTGATTTGATACCAAGTGAAATTATGAAAGATGAAACAACAAGCACGCTTGATATATTAAAACATCCACAAATATATATTGTATGTTTTTGGAGCGGAGAACCTTTGTTCAGATGCGATAATAGTATTTTAATTGACGCAGCCTACGAAATGCTGTGTTGGTGCGCTGAAAATGGATATGTAGATACAAAAAAGTAATGATATGGGAAACGAGATGCTACAATGTCAAGGACAATCTAAGCCGATTGACAAGATGCTAAATGAAGAATTTAGCAGATACCTGGAGAAACATATTGAAGCACTTGAAGAAAGGAAAAAGGAAGTACGCAAAATAACAAGTGAACTGATAACTACAAATTACTCCAAAGGTTTAGTTGACGGATTGCAGTTTGCTATTAACCTTCTTAATGATAGTGTGAAACATTTAAAAAGTAAATGATATGGAAAATAAAATGGTTAGAGTGCCGTTTGAAGTAGAATTGGCAAAGAAAATTACAAACGGTGAGATAGAAGGTAGGGTTTTAACGCGAAACGGTGAGAGTGTAAGATTATTGTCTTTCGATAGAAAAGATGAATATCGTCCTGTAATAGCATTAGTTAATAACGGTGCTATGGAAATTGTATGTGCTTTAGGAATAGATGGGAAGGAGAAAATTGGAGATACAATAGGTAAAAGAGACTTGTTCATTGAAATCCCCGAATACATGACGTTTAAGGATGGTGATGTAATTGCTTTTGGTCATACAGAAAAATCTATTGCTATCGGAATATTCCACAGGAATAAAAATTATAAAAGTCATGAATGTTATGTAAAGTTGGATTGGTCTGGAGGTTTGGTTTACGATGTAAATCCACTTACTTATAATAATGCAAGATTTGCAACAGAAGAAGAAAAACAAAAACTGATTGACTCACTGAAGGAAAGCAAAGATCCTGAAGCGAAAGAATGTTTGAAAATGTTAGGTATTGAAATAAAGCCGAAGTGTGAGTTTAATCCTAAAGATTGGGTATTAATAAGAGATAATTCCGAGGACATGTGGTGTCTGGATATATATTCTCATAAAGTTTGGGATAAGGATGAGAAATGTTATCATTATTATTGTGTAGGCGGTTGGAGTTATCAGTGCATACCTTACAACGACCAAACCGCACACTTATTAGGAACTACAGATAATTGGGAGGAATAGATATGAATAAGATAATGTTCAACGATAAGTACGGACTTACAAAATCCGTACTTGAAGGAAGAAAGACGCAGACAAGGAGAATTATTACTCCACAGCCAACTTATAATGAAAATGAAGGAATATGTTGGAAAGGTTATGCTTATGGAATTAATTTTTCAGGCAAACAAGGTGCTTATGACAACTTTATTACTGGTACTGAATATGATAAATCTTGTAAAAGATGCCGTGTTGGTGAAATTGTAGCTGTTGCACAGAATTACACGGCTTGCGGTGGATTTATGGATGACGGAACTCCAAGATGGGATTATATATCCTGTATAGTTGGAAGTAAAAACAGAGGATGGAGCAACAAGATGTTTGTTAAGCCGGAACTTATGCCGCATCAAATCAAAATCACCAACGTAAGAATTGAGCGTTTGCAGGATATATCGGATGATGATTGTTTAGCAGAGGGTGTAGAGAAAATAATTTCCGAAGATGGCACACCTAGATACTATGTCAAAGATTGGAAAGGAGATACGATGCTTGCTACTTATACCCCACAAAATGCCTATTCTTTTATGATTGACAAAGTCGGAAAGAAAGGTGACTGGGATAGCAACCCATACGTATTTGTTTATGACTTTGAACTTATAAAATAATTGAATTATGGAATTTAAAGTTGGTGATATAGTAAAGGTAAAAGATATTGAGGATTTGATTAAAAGAGGTAGATGTGACGAAAAGACTGCACGTCATATTTCAGGTGTAAAGTTTATAATTAATGCGTTTGTCGTAAAATCAAATCAATATGAACTTAAAGACAAAACTGGTTCTACAGTATATTGTTATGAATATGAAATTGAAAAATGCGAGAATATCGAAAATGAAAGCATCAAGAACGACCGGAAAGACGACAAGGTTATGATGGAACTTCTACCTTGGCCGGAACTGGAAGAAGTCGGGAAAGTATACACTGCAGGAGCAAAAAAATATGGCCCAAACAAATGGCAAAACCTTCCAGACGGATATCAAAGATATAAAGGTGCCATGCTACGGCACCTTACCGAACTGGAAAAGGGTAATGATATTGATCCTGAAACAGGATGCTTGCACGCGGCACAAATTGTATGGAATGCAATTGCCATGCTGCATTGTAAAATGGAAGAAATGTCTTTAAAAAATAATGTTTGCAATGGATAATATTGATACACCAGAAAAATTACTTGACAGCTTTACGCTAATAGCAATGAACGGAAGAGAAGTAAACGAAGTTGTATATAAGCATATAGCTTTAAAAGCTGTACAAATTGCCAAACAAACAGGATGGATTTGTCCTAAATGCGGAAGGGTTTACTCTCCAAATGTTGATATTTGTTCAAATTGTAATGGTGAATCAAAAAATAAGGTTGAATGGAAAAAAGTTAGAAAAAGAATACAGGATTTTGCTTTAAATATTGATAAGATACGAATGATTCGCCAAAATATAGAAATGATTAATTCGATTAAAATTGATGATGATAATGAATATTGGCTTTTTTCAAGAGACGGTATCACGTTTAAACTTAATTTTCAAGATATGTCTGTACAGCAATATGAAAAAGGTAAATATATCAAAACCGACCTTTCAAATTCGATTCAAGAATTAATAAAAGGTATTTTGATTACCTGATTTCCCAATATCTCAATACTTCAATAAAATAATTCTGTTAATTTGCTTCTATGGAAAATATAAAGATACAATTCAAGGGAATAACCCGTAACACTGACGATGGGATAAGTGCTGACGGTGAATGCATGGAGCTTATCAATGCTCGCGTGAACAATTCAAGTATAGAACCAATCGGAAAACCGATACAGCTTAAGCAGACTTCTAACACGTATTCCAAGATATACCACCACTCGATAGCTAAAAGGTATATAGGAATAACCGATTCAGGCCAGATGTACGAAATGCCTGAAGACCTTTCATCTGAAACTATTATGACAGATTCTGTAAAGGCAAAGAGTCTGGAGTTTATAGGTAATACCGTGTCCGTAATTACTGATGAAGGTATAAGGTACCTTCTTTTCAGGAACGGTTCTTATTCATATATTGGAGAATTACCCGACCTGCCTAAATTAACTATAAAAAAGAATGTAAGAATAGCTTCGGCAGAGATAGAAGAAATAGACGAAACTGATACGGAGGTAAGATACGGTAATTACCTGAAGGTTATAAGCCAGGCAAACAAGGATGGCTGCTATTGCTATTCTGCTGCCTTCTGTGCTGCTTTCAGGCTGTTTGATGGTAGTTATATCAAATCATCTGAAATAAAGGTCTTATATCTAACCGGAGAAGATTCTGATACATTAAGCTATATAGATGCGGACAGTGCGGGAATACAGGAAATAACCTTAACAGGTGGATATGGAAACAAATCATTCGGCCAGATAAATGGTATTCCCAAAAGGGCTCTTATATTATGCTTCAGGCCTGCATTTGAGTTTGAGGAATATGACTTTTCACAGTGGTCCGACATCATTGTAGGTATAGAGATATTCTCAACTGATAATTTCAGGAACATATTGAATTCACGGGACGGTTCTTATTCAATATCAGAGTTTGACAAAAACTGTAAATCTCCTGTTGAAAGAGCTTTAAATATAAGTCTTATGTATAACATAGAATCATTAAAGTTAGGAGATACATTTTTTACTACAAACATAGATGTATCAGTAGATAATCTGGCAACCATGCCGGCAATGGTAGACAGTTTCAGTTCACATCATAAAATATATCCTGATAAATTATATTCATACAACAACAGACTACATTTGCTTCAAATTAAAAAGAATCTTTTCAAGGGCTATAAAATAGTAGAAGGAGCTGAGAACTATAATTTTAAGATTTACACATATATACATGCATCAGATGGAGACAAGGTAGTAGTAACGAATGAAAAAGGAACTTACATACCATCATTTATAATTTATCCTGACAGCAGGGCATATAAGATGGTTATAAACTGCGATAATCCTCAGAAAGGATTTTCAGTTTATCTTAAATCAAGTGATTTTTTTAATTTTTCATATTTTTGTAAAGAATTTGAATCTACAGATATTTCTGGATCAAACATTAAAACAGGATTTTTTGACCATACTGATATTGAAGATTTTGAAGATGTACAATATCTTGCAAGGGAGACTGATTCTATTGACTATTCAAAGTCAAATGTCATGTATGTATCAAACCTGAACAATCCGTTTTTCTTTCCTTCCGACCAGGTTTATCAGTTCAATACGGATATTGTCGGAGTACAGTCAAACGTTGTGGCCCTATCGCAAGGACAGTTCGGACAGTTCCCTCTGTACGTATTTACAAAAGAAGGTATATACGCCATGAATGTAGGAAGTGGAGAAGTTGCATATTCAAGCCAGACTCCTGTTACTCGTGACGTGTGCAACAATCCGGAATCAATATGCGGACTTGATACGATGGTCGCATTTTCAACAGACCGAGGACTTATGGTAATTAACGGAACTGTTACAGAACTAATATCTGAAAAGATATACGGATTCCTTCCTTCATGTTCCGTATCTTCACCTATAATAGGTAAGATATTGAATGTCGCTTCTCTTGGAGAGGAAATTTCAAGCGTTGTGTTCCCTGACTATATCGAAGAAGCAAAGATAGGATACAACTATGAAGCAAAGGAAATTGTTGTTGCAAACATGAACTTTCCTTATTCATACGTTTATTCATTGAAGACAGGAGAGTGGCACAAGATATCACAGAAGATAGATTCATTCGTAAACTCATACCCTTACACATTGGCTGTAAACGGGAATCATATACTTGACCTTAACAACACTCATAGAAGCGTATCGACAATAGCACTTATAAGCAGGCCTATTAAGATGGGTACACTCACCCATAAGAGAATATTGCAGACAGCACTCAGGGGTATCGTAAAAAGGAGACTTTCTGATTTGTACATAAATGGTGAGCCTGTAATGTTCAGAGATGAAACGGTTTTTTCAGACGTAGGAATGTATATTCTTGCTTCAAACGATGCAGAACATTTTGAGCTTGTTGCCAAGAAGGAAATGATGGTAGATATAAGGGACATGGTTACAAAGATGAACAAGAGCAAACCTTATAAATACTTCATGGCATGTCTTGTAGGTGGTGTAAGGACTGACATATCTATAAATTACATAGAATTTATATACGAACAAAGTTATAACAACAGATTAAGATAAAATTACCGGGGGAATCCCAACCCCCGGATTATATTCCAATAGTAGTTGCCCTTCTTCTTACAGAAGGAGATAGTGATGTTATAGCGTCTTTAAGTTGCCAAAGTCGTTCTTCTTTATCTGAAGGGTTAGCAATTTGAGGATAATTGTCTTTAATCCATTTCCATGTTATATATTCAACAAGATAAGATTCTAGAGCATTTTCTATAATATTTACAATTTTATCCTTTAATGGCCTGTTAGTGTTAACAGTTATATTTTCCTTGTCTATAGAGAACGAAACAAGTCTTTTCGTCATGTATCCATTAATTCGGTTTATTTCAGCATCCATGTAGTCTGAAAGTATATCTGAATCATCGCTGCATGCTTGAACAAATTTCATGTCTGTATCTTTGTTTTTCAGCATTTCACCAACATAATATGTTTTTGTATATACCTTGTCAAGTATTGTCTGTCTATTCATGGTCTTTCTGGTTTATTTCTTCTTGATGATAAAATCTTTATTTCTCTTTCAATCCTTGAAAGTGAATCATTGAATACTTTTGATTTATCAGTAGTAACAATGTCAAGCCAATTAATAAGTATGTATGTTGCAATATAGTCTGTTATATAATCTACAATCTGATTTTCTATATAGTCAGGAGTATTAGACTTGGCTCTTATTGTGAAAAAAATTGTATCATCTGTCTTCTCATAACTTGTTTCTCCTATATTTGATAATAAAGTATTTGATACAATTGTAACAGAATTTGACAATAAGTCAAATAATATAGGATCCTCATCGTCTGATGCCTGAATTTTTGCAGCAAGTTCAGCAACTTTCTGATCTGTTTTAATAGACTCACCTATATAATAGGAAAAGTCTTTCATCCTTGCAAATATGCTATTTACATTTATTTCACACGAAAATATCTTACTTCCTTCCATTTATCTTTTTGGTCTAATTCGTTCACAAAGAATTTTTTTAATGTTGTTAGAATTTAAAATTACTCTTTCTGAATAATATATAACATCATCTTTATTTGTCATTGAAAACCATTTTTTGCAAATGGAATTTGAAATATAATTCCGGATACATTGAATAAGAGCATTCTTATTATCTTTCCAATTAGGAGGAAGAGAAAAGCTTATCAATATAGTATCTCCTATAATAGATAAATTACCGTATGAAGAAATTACATCACTTAAATCATAAACAGATTCTTTCATGAATGGATCTATTATCTTTATCTCATCTTCCGACAGCGATATTGCGTCTATGTTACCAGCGGCTCTTCCTGTATGCGATGTTACTGCATACACTTCATCGTATATCGTTTTAGTGTCTATTTCTATTACTATATCCATTATCCTTCTTTTTAATGAATCTGTAAATAATATATGCCAGAAATGCAACAACAGAAGATATTATTATCCATATCAATACTGCCGGCTTTCTGGATTCTTTTTCTACTTCCTCTGAATAAACTATATTCTTGTTGGTTGAATCCCTTATCCTCGATCCGGATTGCATCTTATCTTCATTGTACACATCTATATTTGCGTCTGACGTCTCCTTGTATGTTGACTCCGTTTCTGTTCTGGATATTATATGCTGATTTCCTGAACTGTCAGGTGCAGAGAATTTTGTTTCCGTACTCCTGACTACAAGTTCGCCTGTAACGCTTTCTTTTTTTACCGAATAATGATACATGTTTCTTGTAACAGAATCCGCCCTCTCGCTTATTCTGTCAAGTGAAGATATTATATATTCTTCCGAGTTCCTTTTCCTGGAAGATGCACACCCGGATAAAATCAAAATGATAATAGGAATTATTGCTTTCATGGCCATTCAAACTTTATCGGTTCCAATGCTTTTTTCTTTTCTTCTTTTGTCTTTTCTTCCGCTTCAATTACGGCTTCTGAAGAAGCTTTTTTCAGTCTCTCAATATCAATTCCGTACTTTCTGTCAAAATCCTTGTCAGCCTGTTCAAAAAGCTCCCTGAACTTGTGTTGTCTTTCATTGTTCACTTCCGTCATTTCAGGCATGACGAATATAAGAAGAACAACTAATGTGTCAGAAATCATAAGTCCTTGTACTCCTCTTTTGCGTTAAAACAAGGGCATTCCTTGATTCTTTCCCATGAATCAACAATTCCGTTGTTGTTCTGGTCCGGACTGATGTCCCGGTGCCCCATTATCTCGGCATCAGGATATTTCTTGTGAAGTATTTTCAGAAGGTTTCTCAATGACTTCTTCTGTTCTTCTGTACGGTTGTCAACACCTTTTCCAGTATCGTCAATACCTCCGATATATGCCACGTTGATAGAAGTAGAGTTATACCCCTTTACACCGTTGCTTACACCTGAATCATCAAGCAGCTGGCTTATTACTCCTGATTTGTCAATCAGGTAGTGGTATCCAGGATTCTTCCATCCCTTTTTCTTGAATTCTGCCTTGATGTCATTAACTGTTGCACTCTGCCGGCTTGCGGTACAGTGAACAAAAATTCTTTCAATCTTTCTCATTTTCAGTCTTATTTTTTGCCGTTGTTTTAATTTCATTTGCTATTTTTGAAACACTACTCAATGTAATCATAGAGCCTATTCCAATAAGTGTGCATATTATTGTTTCCGAATCAGTCCTGATATAACCATTTGTGCATACATCCCATATAAGACAGAAACCTAAAACAATTCCAAGATAAGAACCAATCAATACGCTAGATACCATAGCGAATGACTTGCTGCTATCAAGTGTGTTTGCGCGTATAAGGCTTTTTATATACCCTATAATTTTAATCATATAGAATTATTCTTATTAGATTTTATTTCATTGCATCTAGATTCTTTCAACTCTATTTCTAGTTCCATGTTTTTACGAAGAAGTTCAAGCTTCTCAACTTCAAGTTTATGAACCATTTTGTATAGTTCGTCTACTTTTGTTTTGAGCTTTTCCATTTCTGATTCCATTGCTGTGTATCTTTTAATCAACGGATCAGTTTCAACTGCAACGACATCAGCTATGGATTTTCTTTTTTTTTCTCTCCAGCTTATTATCCATTCAAGAATTTTCCATCCTCCGAGTGCAGCAATCAGCTTTATAATCCATTCGCCTGTGTCATTGTCCATCACATAACGTTTTTTGTAGTCTTCATTCATTGCCAAATGTAATTAAAAACAAAAAAAGGCACAAGCAATTGTATAATCGCCTGCACCTATTTCACAATATATTCCCAATTCATCTACATTGGTGAATTGCTGTACATCTTGCATTTAAAGTATTTCCTTGCTTTGAAACCGTGGTCAATGTCCTTAAGCATTTCTACTGCTTTCCTGTAGCAAGACAATGCCATCTTTTCATTTGGAACCTCTGCAGGAGATTTGTAACCCATATCCATTGCAATACTCAGTGCGTGGTCTGAGTATACCATATTTGCTACTACACAGAGCGCGTATGAGTTGTAATACGGCTTTTCTTCCGTGATACCTCCAAGGCTCTCAACCGCCTTGATGAACACGTCATGATTCCAGTGGAAACCTTTTATACCGTCCTGGTTGACAGTACGAATACTGATATTCTTGGATTCCTGCTCGGAAAGATAGTTGTCCCATTCAGTACTTGCAAGGTGAGACAATGCGCTTTCTGCCACTTCCGGCATTTTCATGGCCGCCTGCTCGAAAAGATATTCGCACACGTCAGACAACACTTCCATGTGCTTAATATCTTTAGAGTTTATTATTTTGCTCTTGTACCTTTCGTACTCCTGCATCATCTGTTCTTTTGTCATAATCTGTTCTATTTTTTAATTTCTTCCGGATTTTCTTCTTTCTTCTTTGAAGTTATTACTTCATATTCCTCCTTCTTTTGTAAAGGAAGATTATAGTCAAGAAGATTCTTTAATTCCCGAAGGTCATTCATGTCAAACTTCAATCTGCCTTCCATCAGTTCAAGACCGCCATTTTGTATTGCTTTGTCTACAAGCCCGTGTGCCATTTCAGGGATTGCCGCATCCGGGATATTACTTAGATACTGTTTCAATAAAGGCCTTGCAACAGCATTTGTAACCGGTTCCACAAAAGCTGAAATTTCATTTGCTATAGACCAGTTACTGCTTACCCATCCTGAAGCTTTTGCCTTGTTTTCCAATCCTTGTATTACAGGCCATGAACTTATTTTTGCCTGTGCAAACTGAATTGCTATCGGCTGTACATATCTGCTTAACACGGCAGCTAATATGTCTGAATTGCTGTATGCCATTTCGATGTGTTTTTATTATAAAGCAAGGGGAGAAATATCTCCCCTTTATGCTTTTTGTTATGCAGTTGCCTGAGAAGCTTTGATTGCGGCAAGAACAGCATTGGTTATTGCTGTTACGTCCGGAGTACTTGAATTGATGAAGTACGGGTTCTGTTCTGATCCGCAAGGGCAAGACTGAAGAACAGGACGGCATCCATTCCAAGATACCATTCCTCCGTCAAGCTTCAATGTACCGTCAATCTTCTTGTTCAACTCTGTCTGGGTCCAAGCTGCAATGTTGTCGTCACCGGCCTTACGCAACTGAGCTTCGTGTGAAACCTGCATGTCGGTGTAAGCCTTAGAGTCAACAAAGTTGCGCTGTGCTGTTTCCTTCATGTAGGCAATGTCCTTTTCAAGGCAGGCAACCTTAGCGTCAACTCTTGTCAGTCCTGTTGCAACCTCAATCAGGCCAGTGTTTGTTTTTTCCAGAACAGCTGCAAGCTTATCGTCTGTCCTGCGTGCTTCGTTGAAGATTTTAGTGTCTTCTTCACGTGCGAAAGACTGCGCAACGTCCTTGCTTTGTGCCTGAGCCAGCGCGATAGCAAGATTCTGTTCCCTTTCGGTGACGTAATTGTCGCATCTGTTTCCACCAAACACTCCGCCAAGGATTCCGTTTCCGCAACCGTTTGCACCTAATCCCAGGAATGAAGCTGCACCAAGAGAACCGAGTACCGTGTTCAGATTACCCTGTCCCTGACTGGTAACACTGTAGTTTTTGCCGTTTACATCTAATGTCATAACATTTTATTTTGTGCGCCCTCTAAATGCTTCAGGCTTTGCAGACTAAGATTTAATTCTTATCTTAGCTGAACACAAAGTTACACGACATGAAACATGACATCAATAGGGTAAAACCCTCAATTTCAAAGAGAGAACTTGAAATAATTGAAGAACTTTCACATGGACTTACAGAGAAGGAAATAGGTGAAAAATTATATATATCACCTAAAACAGTAAACAATCACCTTGATAGAATAAGGAAAAAGATTGGTGTTACTTAAAATATAGAAATAGTAGCGTATTATATCGCTAATCTAAGAGGAAAAAAGTTTGATTTAAAATTACTTCGTGAATATGGTATAAGTATATTTATTTTATTCTTGAATGTTTGCAAGCTTGATTAATTGATTTTGATACTTTCTTTGCCGAAATAAAAATAAGCCAACAAATTATTGAAGCAATAGAAAAAGATAAGGCAATATCTAATAAACCTATCCAGCTTATCAATTTATGATAATATAATATATTCATAAAATTCATAGCCATTGATAGTTTTATGCTTAACTTATACCACTTACACATGGATTTACTTCTTATTAAAACTAAGTAAAGCCAAAATATTGAATGACCAAATGTATTTGAATTATATCCATAAAATATAGATTCACTTACTCCTTCTTTTAGCATAAATGTGTGTATTACATATAAAAAAGAAGATACAAACGGAGTAAACATCACTACACACCTTTCTATAAATCTTTTCATTTTATGAGTTTATTATATTATAAAAAAATAGAGCGAATTAACGCTCTACTTTTTTACCGGTTTACCGTTGCTTCCTTCTCCAGGCAATGGAGGATTATTTTTTTCCGGTTCTTTTGAAGCTGCTTCTTCGGGGATCATAGATAATACTTCGTCAATCTTACACTTTGCAGCTTCATTTTCTCCTGCATCAATCAATGCTTTTGCTTCATTCAGTTTTTCTTTCATAATTTACTCGTTTTGTTGTATTAATATTTTGTTTTGTCTCTGCAAATATAGTAAAAATAAGTTGAAAATAAAAGGAGAAAACATTATTATGATTAAGAAAAGGTAGGCAAAAGCCTACCTTTTTATTTAAGATTACAGGTGATTTTTATGTTTTCCTTGATAACATATCTTACGTGTCTGGTGAAATCAACTGCATAGTACCTTGCAACCTTTTAAACTTACCGAGTTATTCTACTATTGGATAATGTTATCCTTCCCTTCTTCGCCTTCTGGTACGCTAATTACACATTCGCTATTACCGTATCCATATAAGTAATAGTTGAATTTTTGTGATTGATTAATTGAAGAATTCGCACATTTAATAGTTTTATTGCCATCAAATTTATTTCCAACAAAAGTTATAATACAATTTTTTGCTCCCAATGCCGAAATTTGTATCAAGTCAGACGTACCTTTATTGTTAAACTGACAATTAGTTATAATAATCTTTGTACCTTTAACAGCAGCAGAATCATCATGTGTTAGAAATGCACTTCCTGTATTACCTTGTGCATCAAAATGACAATAATCGAAAGAGCAATAACTTCCACTATTAGTCCCTTGTCCATAAGCATGCGCGCTTCCCCAACGATATTGTGTTGTATTATGTTCTGCATCTACAGAACCTGTATATGGAGTACCATTATACCCCTTATGGATAAAAATACAATTCTTTACATTTCTCACGCAATCTTTACTTTTTGCAGTTGTCTGGTCATGTACAGGATATCTGCAATTATAGGCAGTTACAGTGAGGTTTTCTAAATTATTGTTATATTGTATATTAATTGTTGAATAATATTGACTTGTAGAGTATTTAATTGTATCGGGCATTTCACCTTTTAAGACAATTTTATCCCTATCACCTAATCCAATCAAATTAACATAGTCAGGAATATTTAATCCTTTATCTGTTGAATCTGTATAATCTTGTTCGCCAAAATATTCAGAAACAATATCATATTCTCCTTCGTTAATATACACATCATAAATCTTATCATTAGATGAATCTTTAATACTCTTTATTGCATCAACAAAACTTGTAAAATCACCTTCACCATTTTTATCTACGTATATGGCAATGTGAGAGCCTGTATTTTTCTCTATAGATTGAATTTTATCATATAAATCTGTATTGATGCTTTCTTGTTCTGTCTTAAATCTAAGAATTGGATTCGCATTTTTACGAGTATCATTCCAGCCTTGTATATAATTAATTCCGGCTGGTATAACTACTTCTTTGTTTACATATTCCGCATCTCCACTCCAATCCAACAATGCAATAGGATTCTTTCGATTTTCATCCTCATATCCATATAGTGCATTAAAATAAGATGTTGTCTGATATTTTCCTGTAAACAATAAAATATCACCTTCAGATACTTTTTGATAAGAAGATATCTTATAATATTCTTCTCCAGTTGCAATATTGCCTTCTTGGTTAATAAATTTGCCACTTTCTCCGAAATCGAACAGATTGGAAATTTTGCAAATCACGTTTCTGTTTTGTAAAACAGATTCTGATATCTTATCATATTTATTTAATAAATCATTATTTTCATGAATACCTTTTATTGCAGGAGAAAACGAAATATCAAACTGATTTCCGTTTAGAATGGAATCATTTTGCTCAAAATTAGTTTGCGAATCAACAAATAAACTCCAATCTGATAGTATTGCTTCAACTGTATATCCTCCTTTTACAACTTTAACATAACCTTTTATTTCTTCTTCCGAAGAGAATACAATCCATCCGGTTGATTCCTGTGTATTAGCATCTTTAATTGATATAGCCCAACCAGTTCCTTCATAATTCCTTAATACAGAATAAATGTAATAATTATGAGTTTTATCAAAGCCGTTTCCGGATAAATATATCTCTTTGAAGAGATTATTTAATTTATTATTTTTAAAGAAAACGGAAGATGAAAAGCTATCTTCTAGCTCGGTAAGTTTTTCGTAAACGTCTTCTGTCCAGTTTAATATGCTTGTGAACAATCCTCCATTGTAACGATGGAAAACAGGTTTATTTGTATCTGAACTTATAAAACCAATATCAAGTCCAGATAATTGATACTTATTTGGTACAAATAATACTGCTTCTTCTAAAGTAAATTTATTTGTTATATTGTTTATGTCTGGTTGTATACCGGTCATAGCCTTTTTTGCAACAAACGTATAGTTTGTGTAGTTCACCAGATTAACCTTACTTCCGGATGCGTACTCTTTAGCTTCCATATATGCTTCTTGTGATTCATCATATTCTATTGCTTCCCAGAAGCCTGAATGAATGTGAAAACGTGAAACATTATATGCACTTGAATTTTTATCTATAAATGCTATATCTTCATTTATTTTTTCAGATTCATATCCTGAAGAAATCAAAGACCAGTTTTCATTTACAACAAGTTCTCCGTTAGATCCAATTGTTGCAGGAGGATAACTGTTGCTTTCTATTTTACTACGAAATGTGCAACCATAAAGTGTAACATCATTAAGCTTATGATAGGGAGAATTATCGATTGTCCATTCACCTCTATATACAGGTATTCTACCAATTATTTTACGTTGATTTGCCATGATTACTGATAATTAAAATCTAAATAAATATTTCCAGTTTCTTCATCAATTCCACCATTTACAAATGCAGAATTATCTGAACCACATATAGCATATATGTCACCAGTATCTTCTTCAATTTCAATAGATAGTATATTCTTTTCAATCATACCTGCAATTACAGGTCCTTGTGCAGCAGCAAGAACTTTTATACTATCTTCAGTAGACTCTTCACCTTTAAGATTATTAATTACTTCAAGGTTACTTATATCTCCTGTTACTCCACTGTTTCCCTGGTCTCCCTTTTCACCTTGTATACCTTGGTCTCCTTTTTCACCTTTTATGTTTTTAAAAAGGAAACTTAATCTGTTTTTGAAAAAGCTTATTCCTACATAAGGTTTACCTACATTAGAGTCTGACTCAGCATATACTTCTTTTATGGAGAAGTTGTCTATGTCATTTTTAAATTTTTTATTAATGTCACCTTGCATCATTCCACTGGATTCATCCATTATCTGGTCTGAATAGGCAACTGTTTTTTCAGGAGTATTGTTAAATAATATACCGAATATGTTTATTCTTTTTCCCATATTAAATTTACATTTATTTGACCTTCATTTATAGAAGAAGTGCTTCTGTAGCATTTATATATTAAACCATTATATGTAATAGTTTCATAATTCTCAAACGGAAAAATTATACCTGATGAATAAACTTTTTCTATATTTATATTTTCAGGTAAAAGAAACCACAAATAATTACCTGTTACAGGATTGTCTAAAATATAATCTTTAAATAATGTTTCATTTACATCTATTTTATTAAGACTATCTACAGATAATTTAGCAGCAGACTGGAAAGAAGAAAATCCATATCTTACAGGAAGGCAAAAAACTACTTTTGCTATTTTTGTATATTGATTATTATTATATATTGCAGAAACAACATACTCTTTATCACTTGTTACATTTTTAAATATTTTTGAGTTTCCTTCTACTGGAATATTATTTATAGTTACAATTTCAGGTGTGATAATTTCTTTACCATTTGAAAGTTCCCACGACAACACTATGTCAGTATTTGTTCCTTTTTCGTACACGCCTGATCCATAAACATGAAATTCAATAGGGAATATTTTATTTTCTACGTTTTCTAATCTTGAACCAAAATTTACAACATCTCCTATTACTTTTTCAGAAGATTCAATAATACATATAATTTTCTTTGCTAGGTACGACAATGATTGTGCAGCTTGTGATGCAGGTCTTTGAAGTTCTATTTTCTGTTCTGGAGTTAGTTCTATATGTATCGCATCTTTTATAGGAGGATTTGTAATTTCTTTATTGTAACCTAGAGATTTCAACCATTCCTCTTCGCTACCTATAAAACCGTGTCGTAATGCTATTTCGTAGGCAGACTCTCCTCTTACTCCTGCATATAAATTACCGCATAAAGTCACACAATTATTATTTTCTATTTCACAAGAAGGTTCTTCGCAAGTTCTAGAAACAAGTTTGAAAGCTTTACATTTATCAACACACGTTTGTTCCTCCATTCCTAAATTTTCCCATAATGTTAGAGAATAAACGCCTAACGCTTTTTGTTCTTTTGCGGGAAATTTGGCTAATATAGTATTTTGTGCTATATTTATAGGAAGAATAATTTTTTTAAGAACAGGAGTTGTAAGTTCTAATACAAGGTTTCTACCTTCAAGCGGTATAGCAATTCCGTTTGTAAGTATAGACCATTCTATTGAAATATCTTTTCCTATTCTAATTAATTGTAACATTATTTTTATTATTAAGATAGTTTATTGATATCGTCTGCATTTCACTTGCTGTAGCCTGATTTTCGAAAATAGAATACACAAGTCCGGCAGTCATGTAGCAAAGTGCATAAAATACAGCATCAGAAGATTTCATGTTAATGCCGGATGATGGATCGTATGAAGCTTCATACACAAAAACTGATACGGTATGGTTCGAATCAGTTCCTACGCTGTAATATTCCAATGTCTTCTTACCTTCAGGTGAGTATGACAGAATACATACAGGCTTGTTGTTACCACCCCTTGTGTATTCGTTTGACTGCTGTTTCGCCTGTTCACTTTCAAGAGGGAATGCTTCTGACACAGTTCGCTTCCACCCTTCCATCCTGAATGCTATAAGCTTAAGAAAATCATCAGGAAGAACTATATATCCGGTTCCATCGTCATTTTTAACCGGGCTTGACGTTCCTTTCTTCGGATTCACAGGTATTGCGGATTTCAATACTATCATGGCAAGAGCATCACCTATACATGATTCAATGTACTGGTCGATTTTTATTGTGTCTTCGTCAAGGAGAGAGGAATTAGTTTCTTCTCCTATCTCGTTCATTATAGCCTTTACCTTTGATATTATTTCATCCTTTGTCACCATAGTTATTTCCAGTTGGGGAATTCAATTCCAAGTTCTTCTGCTTTCATTTTTATTCTTTCCTTGTCCTGAAGTTCTGCAATAGGGATACTATACTCACTTATAAGAATTTCCCTTGCAGATTGCACGTTCTTTACGTCAGGATATGATTTTACGGATGATTCTGGTTCCTTTTCATTTTTATCTTCATCAGAAACCGGTTTCTCATCATTCACTTCAACTTCTCCAATCTTAAATGACTTTTCAAGCTTTATCATTCCTTTAATATAAAGCCTGTGGTTCTCGATTGCGGTCTGAACTATCGGATCAGAAGTGCTGAATGTGGCAGGAGTAATTCCGGATGGAGTTATAACACCGTTTGCAAAGTTCACACGAAGCTTTGCGTTGTTTAACGGTATGAGAACGCTCATTTCTACTTTTCCGTAAATGGCATATCTTTTTTTATATAATGCTATCTTTCCCATAATACAATATCAGGGAGGCAATAAGCCCCCCTTTTTTAAACGGTTATGAATTAAAATTCGTCCTTGGTGTAGATTTCACCTTCGTATTTTTCCCATGAAGAACCGTTCCATTTCCAGAACTCACCGGCTTTAGAACCTGATATTCCTGTACATGCCTGTTTCAGATAGTATATCTGACCTTTAGCAGGACTTGAAGGAGCATCAGAAGAATTGTCATAAGTAATCACGACAGTTGCACCCGGCAAGCTTCCTTTATCGTCACCTTCTACCCAGATATGGGAGTAACCTTTCAGTGCAAGAGCGTTGATCGAAATAACGGCTTCTCTCTTTGCTTCTTCTCCTTCAATTTTTTCAGTTGATTTTTCTTCGTTCTTATACCAGTAACGAACAAGTCCTTCCATGTCAAGGATTGCGCCTGAATTAGCATATCCGATAACATCAAGAGTAGGTTCGTGTTTCAGGTAGAAGTCACCGAAAACAGTGTGAAGCTGAGTACAAGCAAATCCCCATACTTCCTTAGATGTCATTGTGATGTCCTTGTGCTTGGTGAAGTCAATGTTCTGTATGCTTTCAAGCATATCTCGGCCCATCAGCCAGAAAGCTTCCTTGGAGCAGTCGTTACCGGTGAATTTCAATTTTGCAAGTGCAATGATTTCTTCAAATGTCCATTCACCATCGTGCTGCCATTCCCTTTTGAGCTGCCATCTGATTCCTTCTGTCGTGTATACGTCCTGAACACCCATCTGACCACGATTAACCTTGAACTTTCCTTTGTGACTAATCCAGAGTGTACGGTTATTTTTCCTTCTGTACTGTTTTACTGCCGCTTCTGCGATAGTAGCTTTCTGGAATGGAATACGTTTCTTCTGACTGTCAAAGTAATCAGAGATAATCTGATTCATGATTGTCTTCTGCAGATACACTCTTGTAGGTTGTGGAACAACAAGGTCCGGTGCTACCTGTTTCTGAGTTTCTGCACATGCGTTGCTTAAAAGGATAAGTTTTGTTCCTTGCTCAATAGTAGGAACATTACAATACATGTCGGTTGATTGAGATTTCGGACCGTTCACAGCTCTTACGATAGGGCTTCCTCCGTTTGAATCATCCTTACCAACAATAAACAGCATAAGGTCAACACCTTCAAGTTCTTTCTGTCCAGTAGGATCGTAACCATTAACGCCTTTTGCGATAATTGTACCGTATTCCTGGAACAAGTCTGCATCGGTTGAAGGAACCTTAATTACAGCGGTCTGGCTGCTTGCTGCCGTATATTTTTCAGTAGTTTCTACCACAGCTTTCTGTTCGTCAATCAGGTAGTGATCAACTTCAAAACTATGAACCCTAACCTGCCTTTTTGCCTTTCGCATAATTCCGTCAAGTACGGTTTCATCCGTACCAATAAGGAATATATCTTTATCAATGTCAGGCTGGATAAGTCCGTCACCTCCTACTCCACCTGTTGCGCTTGCTGCGCCTGAAACAGTAGTTGCCTGTCCTGGTACCTGGCTTTCCACGCCTGCCTGTCCAGGTGATGCCTGAGCACCTCCTTCTGTTACGGCCACTGTAGCTGTTGCGTCTGCGGCCAGCATAAACGGTGAACCTATAATCACTGACAGGATAGTCAGACAGATTGAAAACAGGCTCCATTTTTCTTCTTTCAAAAAACTGATAACTTTTTTCATGTCGTGTTTATTTTTATTTGTGTTATGGCTGTTATGCTTCGCTTGCAAGCTGAAGGAATGATTTTGGCTTGCTTTCCTTTTTGGTTCTCTGTGTAACCGCTCCAAGTCCGGTTGGCATCCCGTCTCCTATCTGGTCTTTTCTCATTTTATGCACATTTTCGTTTCTTCCTTTGACCTCTCCGGCTTTCAATGCGTCACTAACGTCAGTGTCATAGTTGAAAGCCTTGTCAATCATAGCAAGAAGTTCTGTCGTGTATTTACCTGAAAGAATAGGAGAAGCGATTTTATCCCAGATATTATCAAGGAAATCATCAGGATTGTACCCTTTCTCCTTGCAGAATTGTTCAATAATTGGAGTAGACTCATCAATGTTCTTCTTGTACTCATTCTCTCTTGCAGCCAATTCTTCTGCTTCCTTTTTCCTTTCTTCTTCTGCAGATGCAATATCTTCGTATTCAGGAGTGCCTTCTTCAGCTGATAGAAAGTCTCTTCCGTAATACCTTACAAGTGCATTACCGCTTGAACGCTTACCGCTTACAATGTCGGAAAGAACAGAAGCAAGTCTCGGGTCCCTGTTGATTGCATCGGAAAGGATTTTTTTCTGCTCTTCATTCTTGTTGTAACTTTCGATAAGCATTCCATAGGACGACTCTTCATCTTCAGGGTTGTATCCTTCCATTTTTGCCATCATCATGGAATTAAACCTTTCCTTGTTGGTAGGTTTTCTTTCCTTTTCTACACCGGCATTTTCTTGTACTGCCGGTTTTTCGTTAGTTTCTTTTTCCATGCTGTAGTATGTTTGTCATGTTTTGCGTGTATTGCAAAGTAAAATGTATTTGGTATTCAAATGTTGCTGAATTGGGTATAATTATTGCAGACTTGGGTAATATGTTATAATGATTTTCTTTTATTTGTATCTTTGTAGAAAAGGCTGTGTTATGAGGGACAATGACATTTCAGAAATCCGCCGTCAACACATAGCTAATGCGTTTTTTGAGGAAATGAAGTCACTTAGGAAATATTCTCTTACGCAAGATGATATAATCAGAAGCGTAATGACGAAAGGAGCTCCGAGATTTTATGTGAGTTATGAAAACGCAAGGCGTTATGTATCAAAGATTGACAGGGGCAAGCCGCTTGGGCTTAAAAACAAGAATACAATCCTCATGTATGAGGAACTCTACAGAAGGTACAAGGAGTATAAAGAAAAAACCGGATTTGTAGGTTATCAGATTCTGGCAAAGATACTACAGGAAAAAGCACCTTCTTACTACATAGACCTGAAGACGTTCAGGGAAATAATATACGGTTATTACAGATTGAGGAAGAAATGCCGGTCATAATAGTTCTATTTGTTGTATGGCTGCTTTCATTCTTTCTTCCAGTTGAAAATCTTGCCGTTTCTTCTACCTCTCCATGGTGGACGTTATTCACATACAGCTTTGTACATTCCTACTTTCTTCACTTGCTCGTTAATTCATTCGTGTTCTGGACGTACTATCGCGTAATGCGAAAATCAGACGTTTATTATCTAATACCTTCCTGCATATTAATTCCGGCAATTTCAGGCTATCTATCAGCAAAAAGCGTTCCTACATGCGGATTTTCATCAGTAATATCTGTTATGATGGGATATTATCTTTCAGGATGCAGTAGAAAGATATTTGTTAAGGCATTGTTCCTTATATTGTTTTCGTATGTATTCACCGGCTTGTTCTCGAAAGGCGTGAACACACTCATTCATGTGTATAGCTTTTCATTCTCTTATATTACAAGCGTAATTTATAGAAAGTTATGCTGTCTCCTTCAAAGATAATAGAGATTAACAATGAGAGACTTAAAGTAATAAACTCTCCATATAACCCTATAACCGGGGAAGGATCATTTTCTATTAAAAGAACACGTGTAACATGTGAAGATTTTCCTTTGAATGAAATGTGGCTTCCGGATGAATTCATAGAAACCGGATTCTGCCAGATTATACTTGCACTTGGTGTAAGAAGATACATAACACAAATTCTAAAACAGGAATACAGTGAATATACAGCAAACCTTCTGTATGTTGAATTCTGTGTGCAGAGGTTTACTTACGACTTTGAGTTCTGGGCATACAGTACCGCTCTTATTTCGCCGAAGGGAGGTGGAGAGGATATAAGGTTTTTCCTGAACAGGGCACAAAGGACATATCTTAAGACGCTTGAAGAACTAAGAACATCAAACAAGCCTATAAGCATAATTCTGTTGAAAGCCAGGCAGTGGGGCGGTTCCACTCTCACACAGATTTACATGCTTTGGATTCAGATAATACACAAGAAGAACTGGAACAGCGTTATATGTGGTGATGTGGAATCCCAGTCTAATATAGTTTCAGGTATGCTTTCCAAAGTTGTTGAGCACTATCCTTCGTGGGCCGCAAATGGTGTAAAGCTTGATACAAAACCGTTTGAGGGTTCCTCTAAGACAAGGCAGATCCAGTATTGTCAGTGCCTTTATTCTGTCGGTTCAGCACAGAAACCTGATAACCTTCGTTCGCAAAACATATCAATGGCCCATCTTACGGAGGTTGGTTTATGGAAGGAAACAAAGGGGAAAAAGCCAGAAGATCTTGTGCAATCTATTTTTGGTTCAATCAATGACGGTCCGTATACGGTTAAGGTTCTTGAATCCACCGCCAAGGGTGTGGGTAACTACTTCCATCGTACATGGTTAAAGGCGGTAAAGGGAGAAAACGATTTCACTCCTGTATTTATACCATGGTTCCTGATAGATATGTACTCCACATATATAGGTCCAAGCAAGTACAGGCAGTTCATAGAAACAATGAACGAATACGAAATGTACTTGTTTGAACTTGGTGCCACACTTGAAGCAATCGCATGGTACCGAAAAAAGAAGATGTCAATGGAAGAGGAATGGCGTATGTGTTCTGAATATCCTTCTGATCCGAAAGAAGCGTTCCAGTCAACCGGTAGGCCTTACTTCCCAAGAAGGTATGTTGAACAATGTAGAAAAACCTGCATGGAACCTGCATTCTATGGTGAGTTTGTCGGAAACGCAATGAAGGGTGAAAAGGCATTTGACAATCTTCACTTTGTGGAGATGAAAAGAAAGAAGGATTCAAAGGACAACATACTTAACGTGTGGTTTCTCCCGGACAAGGATGCAAATCTGTATTACCAAAGATATGTAGTATCGGTAGATATTGGTGGTACCGGTGAAAAATCCGATTATTCTTCAATTAAGGTGTTCGACACGATAGCAATGATAGAAGGTGGAGTTCCTGAAGTTGTTGCTGAATGGCATGGACACATCGAACATGATATGCTTATATGGAAAGCGGCTCAGATAGCATACGCCTATGGTAATGCGCTTCTTGTAGTGGAAAGTAACACTCTTGAAACGGAAGGAACTGAAGGAGATAACTTCGAATACGTACTTGACGAAATAAAGGATTATTACACCGAGCTGTACAGCCGTACAAGTGCGGAACAGATTAAGGAGGGTGCACCGGTTAAATATGGTTTTCATACAAACCCTTCAACGAAGCCTATGGTTCTTAATTTCATGAAGTCTGCCATGAGAGATTTTCTATATATAGAAAGAAGTCTGGAAACAACATTTGAATACGAACAGTTTGAAATTAAGGAAGACGGTAAAAAGACCGGTGCCGTAGAAGGCTGTCATGATGACCGTGTCATGTCTACTTCAATAGGGCTTTACGTATGTTACAAAAAGGGTAAGCCATACAGGCTTGCACAAAAAAATACGGGATTCCAGAAGAGGAAAACCCGTATCGTATCAGAAGCATCAGTTTAGGCAGCTTGTACAATTCCGTCCTGTGGAGAAGCATTTGCATCGTTCATCATCTTCCCTATAAGTCTAGGATTGTAGCTTGAAATCTGTTGCATCAGTGCTGGATCCATTTGTGTCATGCTTTGGTTTTCTGCCATTTCCTGCTCTGCACGTTTGATACTTTCCAGTATTTTTGATGAAAAAGGAAGGCTGGAGTTTTCAAGCAAAGTCTTAACATTGATAGCCTGCATTTCGAACAGTTTCATCAGGAACTCGTTTTCAAGCATCTGGAATGTCGGTGTATTGGTTCCTTCTGTAAGTTCGATGTCAAGCTGTGCCCCCTGTACCTTTTCAGGATTGTAATACTTAGATTCTTCCGAATAATCTTTTCCGGCAAGTTCAATGTATCTCGGAGAATTGTAATACTGCTGTATGGTCTGCATAAGCTTAAGGTCACGCCTTTTTCTGAACGACTTGAACGAATCAAACAGTCCTTTCAGATTCATTGACGCGTTTTCCGTCTGCTGAGCGTACAGTGAAGCCGCTGTTCCGGAAGAAGGTTCCTTACCCTGCATTGCTGAATTTACTCCTGCAATATCATTGATAAGCTTTAACTGCAAGCTAAGCAGTTCATAGTCTCCTTGTACGGCACCGGCTCCGTTTAGCTGTGTTATTACAGAACGTATGTCCTTCCCTGCTTTAAGCCTGCAGAACAGCACACCGTTGTACCTTACATATTCATCAACAATTTCTTCCCTGCTCATGCTGTTGAATGCGTCCTCATCAATAACAACAAGTCCTTTTGCAGAAGATGAACGTATGAAGTCTATAAGAGTCATTGTACGGTTAATGCTTCTCTGCTGGTCTATGAAGTCCTCAATGAAGTTGAATACCTGACCGTGTATCAGAGGATAAGCGTGAAATACATAATTGTGCTGTCCATGCCAGTATGGGCTTCTTCCTTCCTGAAGCACGTCTCCCCAAGGCGTAAGATACCTGTAATACCAGTATCTTTCTACCTTGAACTCGTATTCAATAAGAAGAATATCTTCTTCAGCTACTCCTGCCAAAGAAGCTTCCTGTATCCTTTGACGGTTTATATGCTCTATCTTATCAACTTCATTCAATCCTACAAAACCCCAGCTTCCATCAAGCATGTCCTGATAGAAATAAGCATCACGGCTTTCAAGCTTCCATCCAAGAATAACACGGCAAAGGTCCGCATCTGAAGGAGTGTAGAAGTCTGCATATTTCTGGTTGTATCCCTGAACACCGTCAACAAATGACCTTCTCTGGAATCTGTTTTTACCGTAGATGCTTTCAAGCCATTCCCTATCACTTCTGCTTTTTGAAAAAGCAGCTACTACCGTTTCAAAGTCCATGTCAAAGATTTCACCGATACATGTTATATCCCATCCTCGGTTATCCTCTATATTCGTATTGAAGAACAGTCTTGAAGGATCCACGTTATAAACCCAGGCGTCATTCATGTGTTTGTATTCGTTGTATCCGAATTCTATTCTTTGGGCAATGAATCCACCGCACTCAAGCATAGTTAATATTGAAGCATCAAGTTCTGTTATTTCGTTGAGTGACTGAGAATATTCAAGTGCTATGCTCATCATTTCACCTATTTTTGCTTCATCACGGTCTCTTACAGAGCATATAGTTTTTGTTACATTTCTTCTGAACTGACCTTCTATATTTTTGGTTATAGGAGCAATCATGTTGTTCTTCAAAGGAACTTTTCCCTGTTTTTTGATAAGTTCTCCTTCCGTTATGCTTTCTCCTGAGTCCGGGTCTGTGATATAGTCTCCCCACTGGTCACCCTTAGCATACATAAGAGAGCGTTCCATCTTGCTTCTTGCTGTATAAAGGCTACTCCAGTACGAAGAAAACTCTTCAAGCTCATCATAGGCTGTACCTCTTGTGCGTTTTACCGTATCTTTTGTCCGGTAATCACGCGCAGGCTTTACTTTTCTGTTCAAAAATTTATTCATGATACCGTATTTTTGCAAAACTACTCTATTACTGATAATAAATGTTGATATGTTGGGTAAAGCGGCAGGTTAATTTCCTGCCGCCATCGTTCTATTTCAGAGAATTAACAAGTTCTCTTCTTATCTCAATTATCATATCTTCTACCTGCTTTCTCTCTTGTCCTTCAAGTTCCTTTGCCATCTTGTAAAGTCTGTCAAGTCTGTCCTGATATGGTTTGTATCTCATATACTTTCTAAACATGTCAGAATTTACAATCTGTCTGTACTCTTCCGGGTTGTTCCTGTAATTTTTCTTTACACCGTTAAGTTCGTATTTAAACTGTTCCATTTCGTCACGGAGATTGAAATATTCAGTATTTATCCCAGAGAATGAGTTTCTATCATCAACCTTATTATAGAACCTGTTTACTATTGGAACATTTCTTGCAACAAGATTTTCGTCCATTTCTCCTTCTGCCATTGATTTGGCACCATAGTAAATCGTCTTTCCTGACTGGTTAAGGAACTTGGCCATTCCTCCGAAGTAGGATTCAAGAAGATTTTCAACCTTAGCCGGGTTGAAGTCGATAAATCCTTTTCTGAAATCGCTTCCTGGACCTCCACCGTTTGTAAGGTCATTGAAGAATTTTGAAGCATCAACAAGCCATCCGGAAGTTCCCTTATATACCCTCTTCCATTCAGGATCACGTTTATTGAAAGGGGTTAGTTTTGCTATTGGCTTTCCTGTAAAATCCTCGTTCCAGAAGTATGTCTCGAAGATTGGAGCAAGCGCATCGGGAACAAACGTCTTGAAACCTTCGTTACCTGTCGGGTTAAGAGGAAGAATATCTGCAATCTGGCTAACGGTTCCTTTTGCAAGTCCTGTCGGGGTCAATCTTTCTCTACCAGAAGTAAGCTGATACGCATAATCTCCAAGTCCGTAGAATGCACGTAATTCAATAGGCAAAGGAATAGTAACAAACTGTCCGTTTCCTGCATAAATGCAAAGGTTGTTCCTTCTTACCCATTCAGGAAGGTCATTGTAAGGATTGTCGTCACCACATCCAATAATGCTGTAAAGGAGGTTGTTTACAACAGGGATAAGCATACCTGCTGTCATGAAACCTCCGAGTGCTGAATAGAACTTAACAGGATTCTTTACCCTAAGCCTGTTGAAGTTGCTCAATGACTGAACTGATGCGTTAAAGAACATGTAAAGGTTTTTCATTGCATACGCTGTTAGTCCGAATAATCCTCCTGTTTTATATCCTGCACCTTTCTTATTAAAGTTTACAGTAATTTCTTTTGCGTCATTTACAGAATCAACTATACTTCTTCCCATCTGTCTTGATGTCATGTAAACAGCAAATCTGGATATATCTTCCGCCATACGGTTGAAATCTTCAAGTCTTTCCAGTGTGTAGTCCATTGCACGTTTAGCGCTTCCTCTTTCACCGGTAATTCGTGAAAGTTCCTTTATGACCTTTTTCTTATATGCATCAACATCATGAAGGTACATGTAACCTGTCTCACCTCCATTATCAACGAATTCCCTGAAATACATATCAGACTCGGAGTTTTTGCCTTTTCCCATGACTCCTTTGACTACGGTCGGTAATGCGGTAAGAATATTTTTTCTGAATCTTGCTGAGTATTTAGCATCTTCCTTTATCCATACTGCTGTCATCGAGAATATGAGGTCCCTTGAAAGGTTACTCATAACAAATGCAGGGTTTCTTGTTGTAAAGTTTGCTGCAAGCCATCTGTTCGCCCGGCTTATGGAATTAAACATAGGATTCTTTTCAGCATCAGGGTTTGTAAGTCCGTTTACAGCCTGTGCCGCTCTCGGATTTCCATTTACATAAATTATATAGTCCTTACCTCCGTTCTTTACAACTACAGCATGCTGGGATATGTTATTTTTCAATATTCTGTAATCAATGTTCAGTCCTGATGATTTCTGGGTGGCAAGTCCCTTCTCTTTAAGATTCTTCATCTTTTCTTCATGGTCACTTATCTTTTGTGAGATAATTTCCGGTGTATCATTATCCTGTATTTCCGGCATTGATATGGTCCACTCATCTTTAGCCTGATCATAAACATACCATGCTTTACGCATAGTTGCTACATCTGTAGGATGATTCATTACCATATTCATGAAAGACTGCTTCATTAGATTTTTGTTACCTTGCAATATTGCGCTTTCAGCCATGTTCCCTATTGTTGCCATAACTTCGTCAGGTACCGATTTTCTACCCTTCATTGATTTAAGTACAGAATTAAGAGGGCTTCTTTCTGAGTTTATGTACTCATACACATCTTCTGCTGTCTTTTCATTCCATCCTCTTAAAGGTACGTAATACATGAACATTTTGCTGACCTTAGCAAAATGGTCTTTATCCATCATTCCGCTCTCGTATGTCTTTTTAAGAGTCTCCTTTGTAGCCTTGTTTGTTTTATCCCAAAGTACGGAAGTGTCATACTTTGATTCAAAGTCTTTGACATATTCAAGTGCGTCATTCTGGAAGTCTGTATGTTCCTCGTTGTCAATGCTTGTAAGGATTGCTTCTGTAGCTGAGAAATCACCTACTTCTCCTATATAGTCTGATAAAGCTTTCAGGTATTCATATCCTGAATACATATTCCTGAGCCTGTCTCTTTCCATTATAAAATCATCTGCAAACTGCTGGGCATCGTTAGGGTTTGTATTTATAATCTCATTAAGCCTTTCTCGGAATGTCATTTCCACATTACGCTCTATTCCATGAGCAAGCATCATGTATCTCTCAATTTCCTTATGGCTTAAACCGTAATTTTTCATCATCTTTCCCTCAGCTTCCAGCATCGGCTTGAAGAACTTTTCGTAATACTCTTCAGCTTCGGCAGTGTTTTTTGAACTCAACTGATTCTCTGCTTTGTATGCGTCCTCGAATGACTTAATAGGTTTACCTGAAACATTTGCTATAACTTCCTGAAGGTTTTTTAATGCGAGCATACTATCCTGATATGCTTCACGTGCTTTATACTTCCATCCTTGAAGTGAGTTTTCGTACTCTTCCCGGCTACCGTCTGATTCTCCTTCACGGAAATAATTTCCTACACCCATGTTGTATTGCATTGCCACATCAATGGCCAAATCTATCGGTCTGTTTTTGTCAAGATTCTGTGCGCTTCTCCAGATAATATATTTCAATTCGTTGTCATTGATTTGGATATTAATACCAATTCTTCTAAGAAGATTCTTGAAAGCCTGCTTTATACGCTCCCATGTAGATACGTCAACCACACTCTCGGCCATTCTTGCAAGATATTCTTCAGTGGCTACACGTGAATCATAACCATATTTTGGAAGAGTTCCGACAATCTTATTTCTTATTTCTTTGGATACGTTTCTAAATACTTCATCCAGGAAATCGTCCATTCTTTCATCACCAACAAGTTTTCTAAGTCCGTAATGGGCAACTCCTTCATGAAGAATTGTCTGCTTTACGTCCTCAATACCTGATGCGTTAGGAAGATATACGTAAACCTTACCTTCCGAAACAGAGAACCATCCTTTTATTTTTCTTCCGCTTTCAATAGCTGATTTTACTGACGGATCTGAAATCTGTTCAGTAGATGTTACTACCTGAAGTGGAACATTAAGTTTTTCTGCAAAACTGTAGGCTTCATTCTCATTGTAATCAATGCCAGATTTTACAGAACTTACTTCTCGATAAAGATTATCAGGCAATTCACCTCTTTCTGTTATTACGTTTACCTTGTCACTCATTTTGAAGTCGTTCATGTTCTCCTTGAACCAATCAAGAACTTTCTGACCTTCTTCAGCTTCTTCAAAACCTTCGTTGAACTCAATGTATGAATTAAGATTGTCTATAATATCACGCTTGTCTATTTCACTGTCATTGTCTCTAATAATATCTTTTATAAGTTCTGGTACTTCTTCGCTGTTTTCTACATTTTTACCTTTATAAAGAGGTTCGCTGTACCCCCAATACACTTCATAATCTGCATTTGGATCTTTTCTCACATCAACATAAGGATAGCGGCTTATATCCTCTCCCTGGAACCGCATCATAAGTTCCTTAATAAAAGGGTCTACTATAGAACGAGGAGCGTCTTCTTCTCTAAACCTAACATCGGATTCGTTTTCAAGCTTTGCTTTCTTTGATACGGTAACACCCATCTTGCTTAGCCTGTCAAGTGCTTCAGGAAGATTATCAGAAGATATGTCTGCAACCATATAATTCCCTCTTGTCGTAAACTCCTTGTTGTCTGCAAGAGAACGCAGCTTGTTATCCTCAAAGAATTCACCTCCCTGCTTTTTTGACCTTGGTACCTTTAAAGCGTAACCTGTTCTCCATCCCGTATTTCTTTCTACAACTACCCTCTTATCCTCGCTAACTACCGTTTCTCCCTGCTGTATCTGAATAAGACGGCTACTAATAGGAGCACTTGTAGTAAGATTTTCAGGTTTAAAGCTGTCTGAAAGAAGTATTCCCTGCTTTGTATCACCTTCAATGGTCGAGTACGAAACAAGATAACCTTTTACGTTTACAGACTTCTTTGTATCAACGAGTGCCTGAAGAAGGTTTCCGGTAACAACATAAGATTTCTTCCTTGTCTGAGTAGGTACATGGGAATCCCATGAATCAACATTAAGGTCTTTAAGGAAGGTAGGCTGCATCATAGTGTTCATTCTTATTGAATCAAACGCCTTTACTTGATTAAGAGGTATTTCTACCTTTCTCCTTCCGTCAAGTGTGGCAAACACGGCAGTAGAAGAACTTGGAGAGTAGTCTTTGCTGAACTTGAATCCCAAGAACATTCCTCTGCTTGGAGCAATTGTAGCCATAGCTTCGTCAAGATTGAAAGGAATTACAAGAGGTTTCATTGGCGTAAATGAGTTTACCTGTTTGAGAATGTTATCCCTTCTTTCCTGAATAACATTTCTCTGTTTGATAAAGCTTTCATTTGCCTTTTTCATTATATCCTCTACAACCACATCTGACATCTTTTCTATTTCCTCATCGGTAAATTCATTTTTACCGTTCTCTCGTGCTTCCTTTGACTTGGCTATATAGTTCTTTTTTGCTTTTTCAGCACGTTCTTCTGCGCTTTGTGAAAGCCTTTTCTTCAATGACTCAATCTTTTCATCATACAATGAGTTCATTTCCTTAATCTTCTTCTCCTTCCAATCGTCAAAGTTTTCTCCTGAAGTCATTCTTTTTACAGTTGATCTGATTTCTTCTGCCTTCATAGGCTTTTTAAGAACATCAACTTCAACTTCTTCAAGATACGTGTTGTCTGCAAATGCGTTTCCGCTGTTTGGTTCTGTACCCGGCTTCCATATCTTTTTGCTGATAGTCTTTGCCTTTAACGGCATAGTGGTAATTTCAAGGTCATTCTCTCCTGCATCGTTAAGAAGCTGTATCTTCACGCTATACGCATCAGTGATTTCCTTGAATACTTCCTCCTGCTCTTTTACCGGAAGGAATGGAAGGTATCTGGCTATCTTTGCTGCGCATCCTTCTTTTTTAGCTCCGCTTGCATCGTCAGTATTTGATTCTTCTCCGCTTTCAGAAAGCATGTTAAGAGGGTCTCCAAGCTTTTCAGACAGTTCAGGATGCTCAATCATATACTGCCATGTTACTTCATCACCGTATTTGTTAAGATAATCAACAACTTCCATTTCATTGAACTTAGATTTTTGTGACGATGTGGTGTTTGCATCAAGCGATTTAAGTTTTGCCTTGAACATCATCTGCAATCTCTGTTCTGCAGGAATTGAAGACATGATATATTCGTATTTTCCCCTGAACTTCTGTCCGGTTCTGTCTATACGACCTCTCATTTGAACTTCATCGTTAATATCACTCTGGAACTGAGCAAATACCATTACACGCTGACGCTGGTCCTCAAATTTTGGAGAAGCATGTAGAGATATACCGGTACTTCCGGACTTGTTTACCATCAGTACATCAAGTTGGCCGTTGTTGAAATCACGAGCGGCAGACTTCTTGTCACGGTCCTTACGGTTCTGTATGATATACTTGCCGTTTTCGTCCTGAACCATTTCAAGTGTTCTTCCGGTTATCTCACCAACCTTATATCCTGCATTCTGAATCTTAATCTTTATAGCATCCATAGGACTTATAGGAAGGTCTGCTGAGAGGTGTTCAATCTTACTCTTGATTTCGTAATACCTGTTTTGACCTGCTTCTGAAAGGTCATTAACCGTGAAGGACTTGTTTACCTTTTCTCCTTTCAGGTTGGTTTCAGTGTATCTCATAACACCGTCAAGCGCACGCATGAGTGTAGCTGAGAAGTTTGGCACCTTATCCATAGGTGTGTCTTTAGGTGCTTCATCAAGAAAACCTTCCATTGTATTGGTAAATGATATTACAGGCTTAAATCCATTTTTAAGGTTTTCTATAACTCTGTTGGCTACTGCATCTGCTTTAAGAGAAAACAAAAGCTGATTGACAAGATTGTACATCTTGCTTGCAAACGGAGTGTTTGTAACACCCAACTCTGACGTTCCCTGCTGAAGATTTGAATATCCTCCCTCTTCAGACAATTCTTCTGAGATTCCCTGTACAATAGGTGTAATATAGTCCTTCTGGAATGCGCGAATATCACTGAATATAGAAGATACTTCGTCAAACTGTTTTCTCTGAACGGCATCTTCCTCTTCGCTTACCTGCATCCAGTCAATTGTTACACCTTGGAAACTTCTTTCCCTTCGAATCATCTGCCCTGACTGAACAAGCTGCTTTGACATGATTTCCTGCAATGTTACACCTCCCTGAGAGATTGCTTCAATCATATCCTGCGGAGATATTCCCGACTTTGACAGGTCTGTCTTCATTGCATATATAGGCATGTTGTCAGCACGTTTGGCGAATGTAGCTGAAAGGAATGTTACACCCTTCACTTCTGGCATTATGTACTGCATGTACATGGAACCTCCACCGCTTCCACCGGCTGTGTGGCTTTCGTCAAGAATCATTATATTCCCTTTTGAAAGAGCCTGAATCACATCACGCCTTTCCTGACCGCTCTTGTCAGCTGCAGAAGGTGACTTCTTTTTGTAACTTTTATCCTTCTGCTGAATTCCGTCTTCTTTGGCTTCATACTCTTTCGTTCCATTGTTTATCTGAGAATAGGTGGTTATTACATAATCATATTCTTCAGGAAGTTTTCCGTTTTTGAGAATGTAGTCGAACACCCTTCTCCTTTCCTTTTCGGACGGTAGTTTGTGTACTACATTTCCTGCTGCATCCGTTATGGCTGCATTTTTCGGGTCGGATGCTATGATAAAAGGACGAAGTTCACCGCTTCCTATATCTGCAAGGTCTCTATAGTTATCTGAGAAAAGTGCAGGTTTCTGGGTAAAATAAATTGGATTGTATCCTTTTCTAACCGCGTACCTGATAAGTGCAGCACCTTGCCGGCCTTTTCCTACACCAGTCATATCACCGATAATAAATCCATTTCCCTTATTCATCTGATTTATTGCAAGAGAAACAGAATCAATCTGTTCTGCGGCCAAATAACTGAACAATTCATCCTTGCTTGAATATCCAAGCTGGTCAACCAAGAACTGGTCTACATCACCAATGTTAGCCAATGAATCAGCAAGTACCTGTGCCTGGTTTGCAGGTACCACTGACATAAGTGTACCGGACTGGCTTCTGTTTGGATATGGTACTTTTTCATCAGTAAGGTTTACTGATAGTCTGGTTCTACCGGTATTATCTCCTGAATCAGTTCTGACAGATTCATTTGTACTGATTCTTCCGGAATCTGTTCCGTTATCAGTTCTTCCTTGCTCTTGAACAGTGTTAATGCTTCCTGCATCTGATCTGTTCCCATTATCCAAGATGCCAGAAGTATTTTCTGCTTTTCGTCCTTCAGGTTTTCGCTGTTTGGATACGGAAGCATTTTCGGTGCTTCCCATGTCATTGTCAGCCCTGACTCCCTTGTCTGCTTGTACGGATTCTCTCCTTCCTCCAGGCTTTGTTCTATCGCTGACATTATTGTCTGTTCCACTTCCTTTTTTGTCAGTGGTCCGGGGTTCTCCTTCTGTACCGTCAAAGAGATTCCCCATTTGCTGTAACGAACGTATATCATTTTGTATTCTGTTATATAATTCTTCAAAGCTATTTACCTGCTCTGCTCTTGCCTTACTCTTTACGGGTGGCGCAATCAGCTTGAACGGACCTTTCTTTCTTCCGTTTATAAGGATAATACGTACATCGTACTTCGTTCCGTTTCTCTTGTACATATCACCGTTAAGGTTGATTACATCTACCACATTATAGTGTGAGTAAAGATAAGCAAAAAGTCTCATATCTTTGCTCTGCATTGCGCCATTATCACGGTAAGACGTGTTTCCACCAATGACTATTGCAGCCCTTCCATTATCTTTCATTGATTCGAGTGCGTTTATAGCCATCAGTCCTTCGAGTGAACTTATCTTAATCTGTCCTTCGTCAAATTCTCTTGCTGTTGTTGAACCGAACGGAGGATTTGTAAGCACGGCATCAACTTCACCCGAAAAAGGAACAAGTGCATCCTGATTTGTTACTTTCCCATATCCGAGGGTGCGAAGATTTTCAAGCCTTCTTTCGTCTATATCGTTTACATGTACGATAGCGGAAGGGAATGTTATTGTGAGCGCACCATTCCCTGCTGACGGCTCCAATACGCTTTCAATCGTCTTGCCAGACTGAACGAACTGCCCCATAACATAACCGAAAGGAGTAGGTGTACTGTACTGCTGACGTTCAAATCTTGTGCTGTCTCTTGCGTTTAGTAGCGGCTGTACGTTGTACATTGAAAGAATCAGGTCGTATCCGAACTTCTGCTTTCCGCTGTTTATATACTTTAATGCTACATTTCTTGTCTCATTTGTCATTGCAAGTTCTACAAGTTCCTGCATATCTGTAGCAGACATATCAGAAAGTGTGCTGTATCCTTCAAGAATCTTCTTAACATCTTTCATGCTAAGCGGTGTAACTTCGTTACCTTCAACGGATGATAACGCCCTTTCGCGGATGATTGTTCCAATCTGTTTAACAGCTTCTATTTCCTGAGATGATCTGTCCTGATATTCTGACGAATCACCGGCAAGTTCTTCTGACGATTTTGGTGTGTTGTATCTGATTGTTGCATCCAAATCAACATCTTCAGGCATAATGTTTATAAGTTCTCCTTTATAAGAAGCATACATGCTGCTTACATGAGGTTTTGAGAACTGAGTTGCGCTTACCTGCTCTCCAGAGTGCATAACAACTGAAAGCAATACATTTCTTCCATCTTTCAACACTACACGCATACCTGAATTGAGCGAATCCAGATAGTCAAGTTCAGAAAGCTGATTGTTTACTTCATCTATCTTATCTTCTATCTGTTCTACCACTTCGTCTACTTCTTCCTCAGTTCCTGCTTCTTCAATTCTGCTTTCTGCCTGGCTTGCAAAAGTTTCAGTTTCTCCTGTAACAGTTTCTTTGTCTGTTTCTGTCTGTTCATCTTCTTCAAGTTTTATGTTGTTAATATCTGTCGACCTTACTTCTTCGTATGGAGTCATTTCACTTTCGTATGATTCCATTCCAGGGAAGTCACGTACTGCATTATAGAAAAGTTTAAGATAAGGCCTTACGTTGTCTCCCATATCAGAAATCATCCGTTTTGCAAAATCAACGAATTTGCGGGCTCCGGCTTCTACATGGTATGCTGCCATTTCTGCACCTATCTGCAAGAGTTCCGGATCGTAGCCGGCATTCAGGTTGTTAAGTTTGCTCCGAAGCCTTTTTCTTAACTCCTCGTATCTTTCTGTTGATACAACTTTGTTCTGTGAGCCATATTCCTTCTTCTGCTCTCTTTCAGCTACCCTCTTTGCATAATCAAGTACACCTTCATCCGGACGGATTCCATCTTCCTCTTTCTGTGTCTCTCCTTTCACGTTCTTATACTCCGCAAAAGGTTTTGTTTTTCTGCGGGAAGAATTAACCCACTTCTTAAACTCTTCTTTTGACACACGTGTTATGTTTCCTAACCCGGTCCAGTCTTTTGAATAGTTAGCCATGTATGCGCGTTTTGCTGCAAGTGCTGATTTAAACCCATACATAACCTTGTGTTCGTCAAATGTACCATCAGGATTTACCTGATCAATAACAAACACATCACCGCTTTCAGGGTTATCTGAAAGGAATACATCAATATGGTCACCATCTACACCTTCTGTACCACGTATATATCCGTAATCATTGTTCATGGTTACAGACCATTCTTTACCGTCAGCATCCTTTCCTGAACGAACGGAGCCTTTCGGGTTCTCTATCGTAATGTCGAATCCGTCTACTTTAACATGACCCTTTTTGTAGTTACCTGCTTCCTTTTGTGCTTCGGTAGGATTCTGTTCTACTTCTGCACGTGCGTTTTCTATATCCTGTTGAGTTTCAGACTGATTTTTTTGAGAAAGAACCTTTTCTTTCATATCCTGTGCAGCTCTAAGAAGTCCTCTTGAATATGCTGCCATTCCTACATTTCCAGCAATTTCATATTCTGATATCTGCCTTTTTCTATTACGTATCTGAGAATCAAAGTCAAATCCTGATAAATCGTAATTTTCATACTTATCCATCATTTTTTGATAGGCTTCTTCTTCTGCTATTTCTGGATTTTCAGAAAACCTTCTGCTTTCCTTTTCTGCATTGATTATCGTTTTTATTTGGCTAAGATTTATTTGTTTAACTTTACCAACACCTTTGTACTTGTTAGCATATTCTTCAGCTTTATTCAGTTCATCATCAGTTAATTTTTTTACGTCTTCAATTATAACATCTACAATAGGATTCTCTACTCCTGATAAAGTATTATCTATATAAGAATATATCCTATCAAAAGCATTATTATTCTTCTGTTCTTCATTTTCTGATGATTTTACTATACTCTTAGCAAAATTGTTAGCTTCTTCTTCCGTATAAAAGATGAATCCACCCTTACCGAAAGAAGAATAATATCCTCCGGCTTCCTTCGCTTTCTTCTTTGCTGCAAGAAAATCTTCACGTTCCATGCGTTTTGTGAAGTTCACTGCATAGATGTCTTTGTTCTCTTTCTTGTGGTATCTTTTCTCAACATTAAATCCTGAATCTTTTTGTATTTCTTCCTCATAAGGTGAAAGGCTGTCTATCTTAGTAGATATTGAAGGCATTTTCTTGTTCTCCAAATTTTCTATTGTGGCATACTTTTCACCGTCTTTTGTTTCGGTAAACAATACCTCGTACTTTCCGCTTCCGTTGAATGATACTATATCACCCTTCTTTACGGTTTTATTTTTGTTTTGCACTTCTTCCCAATTACCGCTAGTTAATGCGTTAGCAAGTTCTGCAATAAAAACATTTTTTTTCTGTACTTCTCCATCAATATTATAAGTTACTCCATGAAGTTTTTTTCTTTCATCCCAATTTGTTTTATAATTTTCAATGGTCATATAATCACCATTTTTTGACTGGAATGTTTTTCCAACTGCATCACGAACAATTTGTAAATCTCTTTTAGAAACTTGTTCGCTCATCAGATCAATATTTGGATTTAATTCTCCTTCTGATTCAGATACCACGCTACTGCTTTCGCCATCAGTTTGATTTGCAGGCTCCGGTTGTTCATTGACTGTTGTATCTGTTCCTTCGTTATTACCCCTGCCTTCTGGCAGAAGTTCATCGCCTTGTTCACCGTCTGTTTGTCCTTCAGTGCTTCCTGCACCTTCTGTTTCATTTCCTCTTGATTCATTTTCTGATATGATTTGTTCGTTAAACTTTTCAAATATAGCGTTTAAATCTTCATCCGAAACGGAAGAATACATGTTGTCAAGTTCTTCTTCTACGTAATCAACGTATGAAATCCACTCTTCAACTGTCATATTGTTCTGAGAAGCTTCCCATTCAAGAGCCTGCTGTTCCATGTAGTCCTCATAACCAGGTGCGCTTTCTTCTACGTCTGTACCGTGCATTGATTTTGCGGACTCCCACATCTTGGAAGGTGTGCCGTTCTGATGGAATGCATCGAGTATCATGTTGAATACGTCCTGATCTGTTACCATTCCTTGCAGGTTTTCAGGCATATCAGCGTGAATCTGCTCTGCTGCCGCTTCCGGTGTCATACCGTCAGAAGACAACGCCCAGATCATCCTTCGTCTTTCTTCCGGTGATGATGCAAGACCTAGGTGCGAACCCAACCCCTGCGTTTCTCCTGAATCATTCCAGTTGAATGTAACTCTTCCGGTTGCAATTTCACGCAAAACATGTTCCATAGGAGTGTTGGCGGTTCCCATTTCATTATCTTCGTTCACGTATCTTGCTCTCTTACGCGGTTCTTTACGTTCGTATGCTCCTGAATCTATCTTCTTCTGTACTTCCTCCTGTGCAGCCTTCTGCTGTTCAGCCGTCATTTCTGAAAGTCTCTGCTGATTTGCATCGGATTCTTCTTTTGCCTGCTCAATGATTCCACCTGGGCGTTTTGATTCAATATCATTTGCAACGCTGTTCCAGTATGCTATCTTATCGTTGATAGACTGAATGTTTGCCTTCTTCTGCTGCTTAAGACGTACAATCTCCTGAATTGTATTACCTGTAGTCTTTGCCTTATCAGCTTTTTTAAGTTCTTCCTGATAATGGTTAATCATCTGCGCGGCTGTATCCTTAGCATCGTCCACGTTTTCGCTTATCTCAATGAGTGCGGATGATGTATCCTGATATGGTGCTGATTCGAAGTCATGTTCACCGTTTTCATTAACAGGTATCCTTGATATTGCAGTCTGAGGTTCATTTTGTACCTGCTGCGGTTCAGGCTGTGTTACATCTTCACTCTGAACAACTTGTTCTTGTGAAGTTTGTTCTTCCTGAATTGCAGGTGTCATTGCGGTTCTTATCTGTTCTTCGGTTAGAAGCTTAGACTGAACAGGATTTCCTTCTTCATCCAAAGCACTGACTACATATCCGTCCGGCGATTTTTGTGTTACGGAATAAGTTACGCCATCACTATGGAATGTGGTTCCCAATTCGATTGGTTGAACGCTCTGTTCAGGCTGCATAAGTTGAGCTTCTTCAGACTGGATGAATTCTTGTTCCGCATCTTCTCCTGCTTGATATGCAAGTTCATCAGCCGGTGTATCGTCAACAAGGCTTTCGAACATGGATATTGGAGCCATCTTTACATTTCCATCCTCGCTAAGATAATATATTGTGTTGTCGGAGCTATCCTTATCTACATTCCCTTCTGCATCAAAAACTATATTACCTCGCAATATATTGACCGGATTCTGGCTTAAACCTGACTTCACCCTCATTACGGTTCCGGTTGTTGCGTTCGTCATTCTTTCAACTTGCGACTCAGCTTCCTTTCTTGCATCATACGCCTGATTCTGCACCCAGTAAGTATAATTAAGATAATCATCATAGGCATTCTTGTATTCAACAATCTTTTGAACTGTTTCCGCATCATACAATTCCGACAAGGCACTCTCACCTTCCTGATTCAATATGGACACAGCAGAATTAAGTTCCTCTTCTCCTATTCCAATATTGTTTCTTGATTCATTAAGATTAGATATAATGAAGCGTTTGTTCTGAATCATTTCTTCAGGTGCAATCTGCTTGTCTGCTTCCTGCAATGTCTGTTCCTGAAGGACAGAAGAAATGTAGTTTATGGCCTTTTTCTTTATGTCAGGCTGCATATTGCTTGACAGAACCTCCTTCACCATTCCGCGTGCTGTCTCTATATCGGCATCCTGCAATGCTTCCCTTACTCCGGACCAGTCCTCTCCCATGGTGTCGCGCATCTGATTCTCAAACTCACGCATGTTTCGGTAGTTCCTGTATTTCTCACGAAGGTATCCACCGGTTCCGGCCGCGCCAAAAAGTGCTGACATTGGAGCAACACCAAGAAATGTGTCTATATTATTGTCAATGTCAACAAGCTGCTCAGGTGTCATATCTCCTATTGCGGTAGATACAAGGTTGTTCACTACCTCTTCTCCGTATTCACCTATAGGATCCGCAATCTTAGCACGTCTGGCAATTTCCTGAACCTGCTTGAATCCGTTGCTGTTAATGATGGATGAATAAGCCTTTCCAACAGAAGCAGGAATTATCTTCCCAAGGCGGTTTGCACCGGTCACCTTACCAACCCAACCAAGCATAGGAGCAAAGTATTCTCCAAGAAGCTCGCTTCCGGTCTCTGCTGCTGTTGATACGACAGACTTTCCTATTGCTTCTGCACCAGTCTGCACATTCTCCCTCCCTGCGTATGATACAGTACCATCCTGTTCCGGAGAAACCTGAACATCACCAAGTCCTCTTCTCTGATAGTCGGCTGCTACACGCGCACCGCCAAATGTAGCTGTATGAGCGGCCACATCACCAAGGCCGGCTGCTGTCCTTGCGGCTCCTTTTGCCAGTCCGGTTGTAGCACGTCCAAGCCCCATCTTTGCAGCTTTTTCGGTTGCATACTTGACAATAGCCTTTGATGCAGGTTTTGTAACGGCCTGAATTGTTCCCATTCCGGCAATCATGTCAAGCATGAATGGAAGTGATTCTGCTGTCACTCCTCCGGCCTTGTATCCTCTTCCAAGGTCTCCTGAATAATACATCTGTGTAGCCGCATTGGTAACAAGAGCCTGCATAAGAGCATCTTCAGACGGTGAGAGTTCTTCTCCACGGTCTACTTTGTCCATAACCTTCTTAGCGGCATAGTAGTTCTTAAGGTCCTGCAATCCCATTGCCCATCCGTCCAGAGGTGCATCCTTAAATCCGCGTGCGAATCCGGAAAAGAAATTTGTATTTCCTTTCTTTTTCGCTTCGTTGGTTATATTCTGAGCCTGTTCTATAAGAGTTGATGCGTATTCAAGCTGCTTGTCAGCATCGTTCTGTTCACCTGCAAGGTAAGCCTGTGACATGGTTGAGAATATTCCACCTCCACCGGCAGACTTAACCCTCTGTTGTCTTTCCTCAACTCTCTGCTGGCGTGCGCTGTTGATAAGCTGCCTTACGCTGTCAATCTGTTCCTGATTCTTTGGCTTGAATACGTGTTCAAGTTCCTGCTTTTTCATGTACGGATCATTGGCCGCACGTTCAGCGAGCTGTATTCTCTGCTGTTCGTCCTGAACAATCCTTCCAGGAATATCGGCAGGCTTCTCTTCTGAAATCGTATTTTGCGGAAGAGGAAGAGTAGAAAGGTCATTTCCACGGCTTCTGAAATAATCAGGTATGTTATTCAGTATTCTTTCTTTTGTTTCAGCCCTCTGAGGATAAGAAGGCGACTGAACAGTAGTTACAACATTACCAGATTCTTCTTTTGCAGGAGGAATAGCGGATTCTCTTTGAACTTCGCCAGATATTCCGCTAACGAAGTTTTCATACGTGTCATTGAATCCGGTTTTGTCTCTCAGAACTTCATATACTTTCTTTCTCGCATCTTCACTCGTAGTCATGTCGTTGTCAAAATCCTCATAACTATCCATGAATCCTGTCTTGTTCTTAAGAATGTCGTATATCTTCTTTCTTGTGTCTGCGCTCATTATTCAATATCTTTTAGTGACCAACCGTTTTTATTGTTATCTCTAAGTGACCATCCTTGTTGTCTGTCATGAACCGGCCTTTTATCGTCTGTTGCGGTAAGAATAGCTTCTCTCATATCATCAATTGTCATTCCTTTCTTTGTCGGATCATTGAATTGTTGGGGGAAATATCCTATTCTTACACCTTCATTGTACATTCTTGCCACGTCTGTATCTTTGTTTAGGTCGTAAGTGACTGCACCGTCTTGGCCAAACTTCATCTTAGGATACTTCTTTTTCTTTCCTGATGATGAACCTGCATTACCGTTTCTCTTGGCTATCTCTTGCTGACGGTATTTCTCTCTTTCCATTGATGCTTCATTGTTCATCTTGGTACGCCCTGTAGCTGCGCCCTGATTGTATCTCGCAAGTTTCATCCTGAAATTATTCTTAACTCCTTCAAGTTCTTTAGCATCCTTAGCCTTACGCGCCTGCTTTTCAAGGTCGGCCGCCTTCTGCTTGTCTATAATACCAGCCTTAAGATTAGCCTGAATCTCTGCAAGGGTTTTGTCGCGTTCAAACTTAAGATTTATCTTATCCTTTTCTGCTTTTGCAGCTCTTTCAGCACGAGCTGTAGAAAGATTGTAGTTAAGCAATGTGTCGTTGTAAGAATCCCTCAGTCTGTCAATAGACTTATTGTATTGCTGGGTATTGCTCTTAATCGGGCTGAACATTCTGGCACCGGCAGCCGAAGAAACTGTTTGTCCGAAGAGATTTGCAAGATTCCCCCAGAACTCAGCGGCTCTCTGTCTTTTAAGCGAATCTTCGCTCTCCTGGTACCTTTCTCTGAGCAACGTTGTAAACACATCATCAGGAGTTGTAGGCTTCTTCTCGGTTTGTTCCTGCATTGCCTGATTTGTTGCTGCTCTCACCTGTTCTGCCGAAGAAACTGGTATAACAGGCTGTTCAACCTTGGTTTTATCAGGTTTTACGCCCTGATTGCTTCGTGAGAATTGAAAATTTGAAAAAGATTCGGGAGATTGTCCGTAATTTTCGAATTCAGGAAGCCTTGAAGTGTCTACAGACGGATTTTTCTTGATAAAATCGAAAAGTCCCATCATTTACCCCCTTTCTTCTTTCCCCATTCCTGCATGGAAAGAGCACTGCCTATAAGTCCTAGTCCGTTGCTCATAAGCTGGGCACCACCCTGCTCGTTCGCAGAAGACTGACCTAGTCTTGCCTGAAAGATGTTGTTCTGGTTCTGCTGGTCTATAGCTTCAACTTGCGCCTTTCTGGCTGTAGCCTGCGCTGCAAGTCCGGTTGCCGTTTCGTCCAGAATTTCATTGTTTGCCTGCTGTTGTGCTATTGCAGCTTCAGGAGTTGCACCGGTCACAACTGCAGTTGCCCTTGCTTCCTGATTCTGCTTTTTCAACGTGTTTTCCACTCTCTTCATGGCCGCCTGTGCTTCGGTAGAATCCATGTAATTCTGATAGTAGTTCCTGTTATACCATGCATTGTTCTTAGACTCCTGCTCGTCAATGAGCCTTTGTTGTTCCTTTGCCGCCTTGGCAGACTTGATTCCTCCGGCTATTCCGGATGCAAGTCCGCCTACGGCTCCTAATATAGCTCCAATCATACGCGTATAATTTATTTTGTGTCACACTGACAAAGTAAGCTAATTATCAGTATCATAAGTTGCGTAATTTGGTAATTGTAATTCTACACAAAGTTACAAACCTTGTAACTTCTTGTAACTTCGTATATCTTTGGGAATTAGAACATTATAAGCACTTATAAATGTTAAAAGTTACAAAATACATCATTTTTGTAACTGAGTTACAATATTAGTTACAGTTATGGGCGAAGAGAAGAATATTGCAAGAAGGAGCAGGGCAAAAAAAGTGAAGGAAATAGAGCACTCTGTTAAGCTGAATTACACTGATGAGGACCGTATTAAGGTTGTGCGGATGCTGATTGACAGCGGTATGAACTATTCAATAATGCACAAGAAGACAGGTATAAATACCAACACGATAAAGCAGTGGTATTACCGGTACAAGGGAGACATAGAATCAGCAAGCTCTACTCTTATCGCAGAGAAGGTAGAGATTGACTTCGCACGGGCCAAGCTTGAATTCCTTCAGAACCATTTCCATAAGATTAACTCCCTTGCTGACATTGCCATCAACAGGGCAATTGTTCTTTGTGATACTGAGACTGACATTAACAAGATAACCAAGCTGCTTGAAGTGATATCCAACCTTGTTGTGAAGTTCAACGAATCCAGCCAGGAACAGCAACAGAATTCAGGAACCACTATCAATCTAATTAAAGACAGCGTTTTACAGCTTAATCAGCTGAAGGAAGAACAGAGAAAAAAGATAATTGAGGTATCAGAAAATGAATAATTACTATATTTGCAAAAGTAAAAGCGTAGAAGACTTTTGTTCAAACAAACAGCCCCGACCGGATATGTATCAGGAAGGGGCTTTATTTTCACATCATATTCATTAATGACATACTTCTAAGTTCAACGAAGTCCTTGTAAAGTTCCGGCCTTATCACATAATCGCACACTCTCTTAATGCAGATGCTTGCCTGCCGGCTTCTTATCTTCGTGTAATACCTGATTACACCTTTGGATCTGTCGCTGTGGCCAAGGCAGTAGTTAATAACGCTGTCAGGCATGCAGATGTCGCTGGCAAACTGAGCGAAGCACTTCCTTGCAGAATAGAATACCACTCTTTCCTTTATGCCAAGCTCTTCTGCAAGGTCTGTTATCGCATAAGATACGTATTGTGAGAAATTGTGATAGGTGAAATTGTATCCGAAATCAAGCTTCCCATTAGGCTTCATCCATTCTCCTGTATACCTGTCAATACCTTCAGGCATTTCAAATACTATCACGTTCTCCTGCTGCGTCCTGCCGGCAGACTTTGTCCGGACGTATCTTACTTCCTTGTCGCGGAAATCAACATTCATTATGTCTATTAGGTTCATTCCTCCAAGCATGAAGGAAATCATGAACAAGTCTCTGGCCATCTTCTTTTTCTTCGTGTCAGGGCTTGAATTCATTATTCTAAGAAATGATTCAAGACTGAGTGTAACTTCTCTGACTGGTGAAGGAGATATTCTTACGGATGAAAAAGGATGAACGCTATATGATACCATCTGGTCTGATATTGCCTTGTTCACAATGACCTTAATGTGGCTTAGAATTGTGTTGATATAAGTCTGTGTCTTTCCTGACCTTCTAAGGTATTCAGAAAAGGATTTTACGAGAACAGGCGTAATATCTTCCATATCAATATCTCCCCTGCAGTAATCACAGAAGTATCTTGAAGAGCGTTCTATAAGCTTAGCATAAGAATTCCTTCCTTCTGACATAAGATAACTCACATACTCTCCGGATATTCCCTTGAATGTTACTTCTTCCCCATCCGGTCCTGACTTGATAATATCTCTAAGCTGCTCGCATGTGTACAAATCAGTGTTCTTTACATTATCGAGACGCTCCTCGTATATATCAAGCATATTCCTTAACTTCTTGTTAAGCTCACAGGCATCCGGGTGCCTTACTATCTTCCCGTTCTTTAGCTGTCCTGGATCGTTAAGAATGATTTTTGTGACGATGTAAGAAGTTACAGACTTGTGCCGGACCGCAATCCTAAGTTTGTGCGTTCCGTTTTTAAGCACTCTTTCTTTGATGATAACAGGATTGATTGTTGCCATAGTTGTGTCCTCCGACAAGGAAAATCCAGCGTTACTTTTTCAGGTACTTTTTTCCTTCCAAAAGTGGAAGAATTTTCCTTTTTTTTAATGGCATCCTGATTATTTTGATTCGTGTAAAGAAAATCAAATATCTGTATTTCAGGCTTTTATGAGAAGAGCCGAAAGCGGGACTCGAACCCGCGACTTACTCATTACGAATGAGTTACTCTA